CTAGTCATCAAGCGCAATTAACCGTACAAGCCAATGAAATTGCTTCAAGAGTGACACAGGACCAATTCAATGCTCTTTCAATTGGTGGACGGAATTTATTAGAAAGATCTTCTGAGGATGACTACATTAAAACCTTAGAGGAAACCTATAGTGGTTACAATCAATACTTTCCTACAGATATTACTCATGTAGATCCAAAGATTGAAGTGGGGGATATTTTAACCATTGCATTTGATGTTCAAATGCAACAAGGAACCTATTTGAGAGTGTACGATTCCAATGCCTATAAAGGTAAACGTTTTGGTGAGAAGGTGTTCCGTAATATCGGAACCAAGAAAGTAAGGTTATCATGGACGTTCACTGTTACAGATGAAACGAAAGGTTCTAGTACCCACGGACTCTACTTCTACAATGGTGATAACGGTGATAAGTTTACGATTGAACGTATCAAAATAGAGAAAGGTCATAAACCTACTGATTGGACACCAGCTCCAGAGGATATTGACGAAAAGATTAATGGCTTAGATGGACGTATCTCAACAGCTGAGACAAATATCAGCCAAACAGCGACAGAGATTAAGAGTCTTGCAAAAAAGAGTGAATTAGATACTGTAAGCGGTCGCCTTGATACAGCAGAGAGCACGATTAGCCAGCAAGCTGCAGCCATTGCTCAACGTGTAACATCATCTACATTCACACAAGAAATTACAAATACGAAATCGTATGCTGACAGTAGCGCTCAAACAAAGGCAAACACGGCAGAAACAAACGCCAAAAATCATGCGAATACAAAGGCTAGTACAGCAGAGGCCAATGCAAAGAGCTATACAGACGGAAAGATTAGCACGGTTACAACACGATTGACATCTGCAGAGAGTTTAATTACTCAACAAGCCAATGAAATTGCTTCTAGGGTAACGAAAACAGAATTTGAATCTTTAAGTTTTGGAATGCGTAACTTAGTCATTAATAGCAACTTTGCTAGAGGTTTAGAAGGTTGGGGTAATTTCCAAAATATATCAAGCTATAAGGTTGTAGACGATTCAAAGTTTGGAAAGGTTCTTGAAGTTATTTCTGATTCAAGCACATCTAGTAGATCACCGGCTATTAGAACAGATATGTTTGATGTAGTTGGTGGAGAAACCATTACAATTTCTTTATGGTTAAAACGTGCTGAGGCAGGTATTGTTAGTGTATTAATGAAATTCCGTGATGCTTCTGGGGTGGAGAGTAATCCTGTTCCAGGTGATACACCTTCAACGGCAGGGAATGAGTGGTATTACTATACCCAAACATTCAAAGTGCCTACTAATGCAGTTAAAGCTTATCTCACACCGAGAGTAACTACTTCTATCAGTGGTCTTAAATGGTGGGTTGCCAATGTAAAAGCAGAGCGCGGGAGTAAACCCTCAGACTTTTCAGTAGCTCCAGAAGACATAGATGCACAAATCAATAGCGTAAGTGCAAGGGTATCGACAGCAGAATCAACCATTACGCAACAAGCTGGTTTAATTGCTCAAAAGGTTTCTACAACAGATTTTAATGGGAATAGCATTGCTTCTAAATTAGTTCAAACAGCTACTGCTTTAGATTTAATTGCTCAAAACTTAAATCTGACGGGATTAGTTACATTCAATACCTTTAATACTGATGTACAAAATAAAATTAATGCTGGTACATCTGCCAAGTCAACAATAGATTCTAAGGCTAGTAGTTGGGACGCAAAAGAAACAACAACAGGCGCACAAACTAAAGCGAATCAAGCGAAGAGTGATGCTATTTCAACAGCTGCTTTGGATGCTACAACAAAAGCTAACAATGCGAAGAATGATGCGATAAATACTGCTAAAACTTATACTGATGCTGTTGAAGTAGGAAACACCAATATGATTAGAGGTACAGAAGCTAAAACAACAGCAGGTTATACAACGTGGGGAACTGGTACATTATCAGCCGTTACTAATGACTCTTTCACTGGTTTCAATTACTTTAAATTCGAAACTAGAGACAGCAATAATAACAACCTAACTTTAGATGCTGGTACAGCTATTGCTATTCGAAATTCAGGGTATCGTTTTGCTGTAAAAAAAGACCAAAAGTATACACTTTCGATGTTGATAGCTACTAGTGAATTAGGTAACACTCTTGATTATTCTTATTTAATGCATTCAGATAACAACAATGTGAAGATAAATACAATGACAGTTACAGATTTCCCTAAAATTAAAGCAGCGTGGAATGGTGCGTCTGATAACTTTTGGTATTATGAGGTATCAATTACTTTCACAGCAACAAAAGATGATGATAGTGCTTATTTGATGATAGGTGGACGTACAACTAGAGCGCTTAGTCCATCAGTAGGATACGCTTGGATTAGATTATCAAATCTTATGTTAGTCAAAGGTAATAAAAAAGCAACATGGCTTCCTGCTCCAGAAGATGTAGATAGTTACATTAAAACGGTTGAAAGCGCAGCTAATGCTATAGATGCAGTTGTAACGAATAATAAAAGTGTTTGGGACAGAGCAAGTGCTATAAACTCCAACGGAACAATCAATACATCTAAATTAACCGGAACAATAAGTGAAACTCTACTAACTAATTCGGCTAACTGGAATGATGCAAAAAGTAAAGTGGATCTTTGGAAGTTTACGGGAGATAACACAAAAATCAACGGTGGTACAATTGCGACAAGAACGATTTTCGCTCAACAAATGGCTATTGGTGATTTTACTAACTTATGTCAATATCAAGTTGATGGCGACACAGGGCCGTATACAATTGTTACAGTATCCAATGATAAACACTTTAGAATTGGAACTCAAGCTTATGCTAGTTTTGATTTAGCTACATCGGGAGCTGTTGAATTTAAAGTTGGTGACGAGTATTATTTAAGTGCTATTGGATATAAAGAATTAGGTGTTGCTCAAGTAACTTTTATTGTTCGTTACCATTATACAGACGGAACTTGGACGAATGCAGGAATTATAGATTTCCCTTTACAAACAACTGGTGGACAAAGAGAAACAGTAATGAAAATAACTTCAGCGCCAGTTTCAGGTAAAACAGTTAGTTATGTGAGGTTTTTCTTAGAAAAAGAAAATGCAACAACAGGACATTATTATTTAAGACAAATAGAATTAAGAAAAAGATATGGCGGTAATTTGATTGTTGATGGCTCTATTTTAGCAAAGCATATCGTTGTTCAAAACCTAGCAGCTATTTCAGCAAATTTAGGTACTATCACAGCTGGTGAATTACGAAGTGTAACAATCAAAACATCTAACTTTGACTCTTTAAGTGGTAGTGTTATCAACATCGGAACTGGTGGAGCTGGTATGGATTTATTTGACGGTTCATTCCGTCTAAAACAATCGGCGGGCCATTACTATTCAATTAACAATGCAGGACAGCATATCTTCTGGCAGAACTCAGATCCATTTATTCGCATTCAAAAAACGCAAGATGCTGATTCTAACCCTGCTGTTCAAGGTGCTAGAGCGCAGCTTGTTTTCTTAAAAGACCGAACAGCTGTATATGCTCGTAATGCAACTAATACGGATTATGCTGATTTTGCAGCTAATGAGTTCCGAGCGCTTGGTAAATACGTCAGCATTATAAATGGTAATTTAGAGTCTACAACAGGTTATATAGCTGTCACAGCAGCGACTGAAAACACAGGCTCTACACAGCATGTTTATTTGCGTCCAAGTGGTTCGGGTAGTGTACATGTTCTGAAAAATACAAGCTTTAACACTAGCAGCGACAGTCCAGATTATAGACCAATTATTGTCCAAACAGTGGGTACACGTTCAACATCTCTTTCAAAAATGAATATCCGAGAAGTTGATTTCAAAGCAACCTCTTTGTTAAAAGATGTGGACGTACATGAATACCACACTATTTCTGATGTCGTTGGTGGTAATTACTTTGATAAGAAAATAGGGTTCATCACGGAAATGACACCTTCTCTTATGAAGTTTGAAAACAACATTGATTTGTATACAACACTGGCTCTTGTGTGGAAACAAAACCAAGAACAGCAAGAGGAAATTGAACGCTTAGAAAAAGAGAAAAATGATATACACGATGTGTTAGGTGTCTTAATTGAAGAAGTTGACGCATTAAAAAAATCTATATCTGCAGTATAAAGGAGTCCCTGTTAGGGGCTCTTTTTTATACCCATAAACGAAAAAAAGGTGGAATTTAATCATGGAACAAAACCAAACAAATCAAACACAAGCGGTACAAGTTAATTCTGATTTAATCATTCAGCAATACCAAGAAGAACAGTTTCGCTTGAATACAGAGTTAATGAAGTACAAAGCGTATTCTCGACAGTTAGAAGGAACTGTTATCCAACTAGATCAAGAAGTAAAAGCTGCAGAAGAGCGTCACCAGAATCAAGTGAAAGAAACAAACAAGCTCAAAAATCAGTTAAAAAAGCAGCAAACAAATAATCGTAACAATTCAAAACAACATGGCCAATCCAAGCGCTAAATAAACGCGTTTGAACGCGTCTATAACTATGCTGATGACGTTAAACTGCATAAGACTTTATCAAGGTGGAATGCAGCAATGGAAGTACAGGTCAAGATGATTAACGGATTAAACTTTGAAACAATTATTGAGGAGTATGACGCACAGATCTTAGCCGAAACATTAAACAATCAAGAGTATTCAATGGTCATTATTGGTGACGTTATTGCACAACGTTATTCAGTTGTTCGCGTTATGACAAAAGTAGAGAATCCAGAGGCGAATGTTGAGATTACGTTAAACGATAATACGGTTATCAAAGTGTATGTAGAAAATTATAACCCTCTAGACGTCTTACAAAGCATTAATAGCGCTGGTGGTGGGATGGTGGCTATTGGTGAAGTTGTGTTACAAGCTTCTCAAATTGTGCGGATTATGCGTATTAAACAAACAACAGTAGCTTAATAGATAACAAGTAAAAGAGAGGCTAACACCTCTCTTTATTTTTATAAAAGGGTGGGGCAATTATGGAAACATTACTTCTACAAGGTGCCGAATGGAAAGCGGTACAACTCTATCTATTTGGAGCTGTAAAATTTATGGACTTACTTGCTGTGCTCATGCTCCTGGATGTAATTACAGGGTTGATGAAAGCATGGAAAAATAAACGATTACGAAGTAGAAATGCATTGTATGGATATGCGCGAAAAATTGGTATTTACGTGGCGATTATCGTAGCGAATATTATTGATCAGGTATTTGGGTTTAATGGCGCGGTTGCCACAGCAACGGTGCTTTTTTATATCGGGAATGAGCTGTTATCGATTGTTGAGAACTTAGCGCAAATTGGTGTCAAAGTACCGTCTGTTATTACAGATAAGCTGCATGTCATTAATGAAGAAGAAAACAAGGAGGAAAAATCAAAATGAAAAAGATTTATTTAGATGGTGGTCACGGTGGTACTGATCCTGGATGTGTAGGGAATGGTTTATCAGAAAAGAATGTAGTATTAAAGCTCCAAGAGTACGTTATTGAGTACCTAAAGGCTCACTACAGTGATTTTGAACTTAAAACGACTCGTTCCACGGATACATTCGTTTCGCTCATGGAACGAGCAAATAAAGCGAATGCATGGGGAGCAGACGTGTTCCTTTCATTACACATTAATGCATTGAGTGAGACATCTAATGGCTATGAGGATTATATTGCTAGAATTGCAGGAAGCAAAACAGAGAAGCTTCAAAGTATCTTACATGATCAAGTGGTGCCAGTATTGAAAAAATATGATATTAAAGATAGAGGGAAAAGAAAAGCTGATTATATCGTTTTAAAATATTCGCATATGTCAGCCATCCTAACAGAAACATTATTTATTACGAACCCTAAAGAGGCGTCTTTATTAAAACAAGAAGCAGTATTAAGAGATTTTGCAGCGGCTTATGCTGAAGGTGTGGCCAAGTTCTTGTCGTTGCCTAAAAAAGCTGCAGCATCAAAACCAACACCAATTCCAGTAACACCAGCACCAGAGAAAAAGGATTTGCCGAAAGTTACATCATTAGGTGACAAGTATTCGTTCCAGGTTAAAGCGTTGCAAGAAACACCAGTATATCAATATGCGGACCAATCTGGCCGTTTTAAAACATTAGCAAAAGATACGGTGTTTAGCGTGTACGGTTACACCTATGCTTCGTGGGCTGTAGGTGGCGGTGGCTTTGTTATGCAAAAACATGTGCAACCTTTACCGGTTACTTTACTAACTGGCGGATTAAACCCAACAATGGAAACTGATTTCCGTGCATTTTTAAGAGAAGCCGGTATTTCTGCAGAGTTAAATATTCATCCAACTGGCAACCCTAGCGCTGAAATTACTGTAGCTGGACTAGAATTAGTTCAAGTAAAGCAATTCCTTGATGAAAAAGGTTGGTACTATAAATAAAAAAGCCTCGCTCAAACATGAGCGAGGCTTTTTTTATTCAATGATAGTAGCATTAATTTCTACAGACCCATCATTAGCCGTATTACCTGTTGTAGTGCCATAGATAGTTACTTCTTGACCTTCTTCTATTTCAGATAGTGCAAAATTTTTAATATTATACATTCCATACCCACCATCTTCATTAGTTTCTAAAGAGAACGAACCACCTACACCATCTTCATAAACAAATGACACTTTTCCAGTAGCAGTAACCTTTTGGCCAGCAGAATAATCTTCGTTTAACGCTGTAAAATTAGCTTGTTGAGCCTCTTCTTTTAGTTTGGCATCTAACTCTTCTTGTGTTGGCTCATTAGAAACGTCTTCTACATCAGTAGATGAGGGGTTAGAAGATAAGTCTTTTGAGGATGTTTCTTTTGCATCTGAGCATGCAGTTAGTAGACCTATAGATAGTAATAAAATAAGTAATTTCTTCACGGTAAACCTCCTGGGTATTATAACCTATTTATACACTATCAATTATACAAGGTAAAATAAACCATTCAAGATTAATTATTACAAATTATTTATAAATCAAAAAAATCATCAGCTTTAGCATGAGGGTCAATCTCTCTGATAGCTTTCATCACTTTCTTTATTGTTGTAGCTGTTGGAGCATGTTTTGGATCATATGAAGTTAATCTGCCTATTGTATTTCTTCCAAGTCCAGATTTCTGACTTACCCACTCTTGACTAATTCCATATCTATCAAGGAATTTACCTAGCTTTGACCTTCGTTTACCTAAACCAAACACTGTCATGTCACTCCTTTAATGAATGTTTACTAGCCTGTATGTACAAAAATCTCCAAAGTTATAACAATCTTTCTTTAAAAATAAAAATATTTTTCACCAAGTTTGGTGCATAGTGGACAAGCGGTACTTAATATCATGTAGTAAGACGTCAAGGAGACGTCAAAACAACATGATTGGAGCGATTTATATGACAAGAGAATTAGCCATTGAATTATTAGCTGCAGGTGACGTCTATTTGACGTCAGAAGGACGTCAAGTGTTAGAAGCTATTGCAAAAGGAGAAATGGCATATGCGACAAAATAACAACAATAAACCTAGCAAATCAGAAGATAGTGAATGGGTATTAGCAGCATTAATTGTTATGGTTACAGCCGGTATATTGTTTAGCTTATAAGGAGGAATGCAGTTTGTATCGTCCCACAGTCCGTTATAGCGACGTTTACCGTACATACGTCGATAAAATGTTTCATGCTACAACACTAGATCGTAACCAAATCATAAGGTGTGCGCTGTTTACTGCAGCGCATAACCCTTCTTTTTTAAAATTAATGGAACAATATAAGCGAAGTGACGTCCCTCTTCCCTCCCCTTTGTGGCCGAGTGATAACCACGACTTATGGATGGACCAGGACGCTCAATTTCAAGAGGGAGGGGTAAGTGTTGATTACAATGAACGAGAAAGAAAGGCTTCAAACGTTACTAAAATACCTGGAGCACCAACAAATGGCCGAACAATATCAAAACCAACTATTTCAACAACAAACAATATGGCCACACCAGCAGAGGGAGAGACGTCACTTAAATCCAATAGACGTCAGCCACAGGCTCAGAGACACACAGGGACGGTTTCTCCCAAACGATTATCCAATGGGGGAATTACCATCGACTTACGATAGTGAAAAAGAAATTGAATCGCGTAGAATAAAAGTAAATCGCATTGAGGATTCGTATAACAGTTATGCTATTACAGAAAAGGAGAAAAGGGATTGGAGCGGTAACATTTATTTATGGGGGCTGGCCGTCATTCTAGCCATCGCATATCTTTGTTAAAAAATCCTACTCAAATTGAGTAGGATTTTTGCATTCGATTATGGCGACCATTTGATTAAAGACGTCATGACTGATTTTCCTACTCTCTTTTAATTTCACGAACAACGTATACAAATCGTTGTCGGCCACACTTAGCCAAATGACCGGATCAATATTGATGTTTTGTAAAAAAGTAAATAGCGCTTGATTGAATTGTGTGTCTACTTGCATAGTAATTACCACCTTTTTTTTCATAATATAAACATTATACACGAACAAAGGTTCGGTTTCTAGACTGTAAAACGAACAAGTTTTGAAATATTTTCAACAAATGCATAAAAAAACCTAGTATCACTCATAAGGAGGATACTAGGTTTTAATTAACTTTCTTTTGGTATTGCAATGTCTGACATTGCACTTGCAGCTATACTACGCATAACGTTAGCGTGTTTTGGCTTAGTAGACTTTTGCTCATCTACTTTAACATCTTGAGGTTTACTATCATCTAATTTAAGAGTTGGCGCTTGTGTGGCCATATGGGTTGATTTGCTTTGTCCAGCACTTAGTAAAATTGCAAGAGCAGTTGGATCTTCTTCATTAAATTGACGTGAAAGAAGTTCAAACACTTTCAAACGTTCTTTTAATTGGTCATTAACATATCCTTTTTGACTCTCTGTTTTGCTTTCTAAACGTTGAATCAAATTATAAAGAACTTCGTCTTTGCTTGGATTTACCATAAATTGAATCTTCTTGTTTTCCACATTAATCACCTGCTAAAACTGACTTTGCATACTCTCCATACCCTTTAACATTAGCCTCTTGACCATCTTCTAATACAATAAAGTTTTTACGTTTTTTACTTTCAATACGTTCTTTATGTAGTTCGGCCATACCGCCAGTCCACACTACATAGTCATAGCTATATAAATCAAAACCTCTATCACGAACAAAGTTAAAGTTAGTTGTAAAGTGTTCGTCTAATACTTTTTTCACTTCTGGAAGCTCTGAAACGTTGATTAGCTGGCCGTCAGACTTAAACCCTTTTTCTAACACATAAGGCATTTGGCTTAAAGTAAGGTTTTTAGTGCCTTTGCTACCAAATTTATCGACAATTAGCATTAGAATATCATTGTATGCATTTTTAACACCTAGATCATCACCAGCGCGCTTAACAATAGTGTGGCCAGTTAGTTCCGTTACATCTGTTGTGCCATATCCGCCATCAATAATAAGTGTTCGTGCTTCTGGTTCAATTTTCTCTTCTGATAACAAGTACATGTATGTTCCTAATGGCTGTGGTAAGACATGAACATCTTTTATATTAATAACAATCTCTTTATCGTTCACATGAACAACTTTTGCTCCCTTGTAGCGTTGCATAACTGTAGCTGCTTGAGAAGTGTAATGATTCACTGGTAAGCCTGTTACTAGTAATGGGATCGTTGTATCTTCTTTTAAATCCTTTGCAATAAAGCCATATAGTAAGCTTTGGAACTCTTGTGACGTATAACGCTGATCATCGTCATCACCAAGAGCAGCAATAAGTGGTGCGTTTGATTTAACAGCATCTTTACCAACATAGTATTTCTCATCTTTGTCTAGCGATAAAGAAACAAGATCATTATCCGTTGTGTAATAGTTTGGGCGCTTCGCAATGACAGATGGTTCCGTAACCACTTTGCTCCCAACAAGACGCTTTGTAAAACCATTTCCTAAATCAATCTCATAACTTTTCATTTTAAATGTCCCCCTAAAACATTATTTGTTAAATGAACAATAAATAAACATTCATTTAAACATTAATAAATGACTCATGCTTACACTATACACTCTATGAGTTTATTAATCAATCATTCATAAATAAATAATTATTAAATGTTTGTTAAATTAATGACAGATAACAAATAAAGATAGCTTACTTGTATACTATTTTAGGAGTTTGCTAATGAAATTGATTTTTTTGATTAAGAGAAAGATTGTTACATACCATTCAGGCTTCCCAGATTGACATATTTCGAGAGTTTGTGCGTGACCAAGACAAATACTACTCATTTCGACGCGGCCAGCTTAGAAAAGAAATATGACCTAAAAGCTGATATTTAATGATTTAATGTTCTTTTAGAACAGTGTTTTAACTTTTCAATAAGAAAAGATCATCTGCTTTACAAGGGATTTCTTGCATGTTGCTTTTCGTTAATTACACTTCTAATCCGCTTTGGTTTGCAGCTATATCATCTTTAGACAATAACCCAAGCATAATAGCCTCTTGTAAATCTTTTTCGTTTACATTAGTCATGCCTTCTTTATAAAAATCTGCAATCTGTTTTAGAAATTCTAATCTAGTGCTGTCTGTAGTAGAGTCAATCAGTTCCGGTTCTTGAGATAACCAATCTGGTACCATTTCTTTTTTTGCTGACTGAGGTGCTGACGATTTTACAATTTGATTGTTAGCATTAAAGTTTAACTGTTTTTGAATAAGACTAGCCATTAAGTTTTCAAAGTTAGCTATTTGCTCTTGATTAACAGCAAAATTTAACGCTGAGATAAATTGAGCATCATTTACGTTCTCTTTATGTATTTCGTATGTTGTTAAAATTGTAGAAAATGAAATATTATGATCAATCAATCTATCAATCTTTGCTATAAGCATCTCTTGTAGGTAAGAGGATAAGCCGCTGTTTTGAATCTCTTCTTTATTGATAGATAGATTAGTATTATTAAGATTAGTATTATTAGGATTAGTATCTTTTTGATTATTATTATTATTGTCCTGGTTTTCCGGAAACTGATTTCCCGAATCCTGATTTCCCGTTTCCTGATTTTCAGTAACCGGCTTTTTAGTAGAGGTTTTTACTTTTCGTTTTTTATCTGGATTAATAACTGCTTTGGGATTGTCTTTATATTTTGCTGAAAACTCGAGAACATCTTCTTTATTGTCGGAAAAAACATAAATCATTTCCTCAAATTGATTTTTTTCGTTGTGAATTTCAATTCTAGCAAAGTATCCTTTTTCAATTAATTCATCAACAATCTTATAATGAGCATCGCGTCCATTTTTAGAACGCTTAATAATTTCTTTCATATGTAAATCCCAATCGTCACTATTTGATAAAAAGATTAATAATAATCCCTTAGCCTGAAGAGTTAAGTCTTTATCCCAAGCCATATCGTTACTCACTTGAGTAAATCGGTTTTTTCTTACATTTTTATATGTTTCTTTTCCCATAATAAAAAGCCTCCATTTTAGGAATGGAAGCTCATTAAATACACTTAAAATTGTTAAAAAATATTGTAATTCTTTAACGATTCAAGTACAATAGACATAAGAACTTTAATAAAAAGTCTATATGTTTATAGATACTATGTATTTATAAGCTTCCATTAGCCTCAAATCATTCAAACTTTGGACGGTAAGTATGATTTGGGGCTTTTTCCTGTTTATTTTTAATCTATATTTATTATAATATCGAACTTGCACGCAAAACGCAATCAATTTTTGAGAGCTGCTGAAAATAGCAGCTCTTTTTTTATTTATTTTTATGTATATAAGGGAACAGATCCTGGGTGTCAAATCGTTTCTTTATTTTCTTTCTGCTAGCTTGTTCGTTAAGAGCGTATAAAATGCTATATACATTTTCTAATTTAATTGATTTTACTTCATTGTGATACATATCATAAATCGTTCTTCGTCTTTTAATATCAACAATCTCTGACAACTGATTAGGATTCATATCTAGAACTTCTAAAATATCCTTGAGTGAACAGTTTATTTTTTCCCCCATATAATCTAACAACCTCGTTCTCTTCGATTTGTTTTTAGAAACTTTCCCTTAATATACCATACTAAATTACTATTTTGAGTAACTTTTTTTGTCAATTTTAAAAAAAGATTGCATTTTGCAATCTAAGCTAATACACTTTAGATAAATCTTAAATGTATCGAAAATCGATACAAAAATAAAAGGAGGTGCTTTTAGTGGAACTAATGAACAAGATAAAAGAAGCTGCTGAACTAGAAGGTATAGATAACATAAAAATTGCCGAGCATATCGGTGTCACATCTTCATCTATAACATATTATTTTGACGGAAGTATACATATAAACTTTAATAAATTTATTAAAATGGTTCATTTAATATATAAATCTGGTTATGATAATTTAATTATAGAATATTGTCGATATTGCGATAGATTCCCAAAGAGAAAACCCCAATCCGTAAGAGAAGCTTTAGACTGGTCGCTAGGTAGGTTTAACAGCGAACTCACACAATACCTTTTAGAATTAGAAAAGATATATAGTCCAAAGACATATGAAATTTATAATCTTCTCTTTATGAGTAGAGAAAGGAAAATTACACCAGATGAATTTTTTGAAGCTGTTCATCATCTACCTTATAATCTCAAAGGTATAAAGAAAAAAGACCTCCCACAAATTAAAGTCCTAATTGATCTTTGTAGAATGTATTATTATGATTACACAAAAAACTATAGAAGTATTTTTTCTTTGTCTAAACTTACTTTCAAAGAGATAGAGAAAGTATCTAGTGAATTTTTGAAATATTCTTATACGTTATGCGTAAAGGAAATGCTAACTGTTTATTATTTGAAATATAACAAATTGAAAGAATGTAACGATATTGTTCAAGAAATGGTTAGTGACGAAGTGCGAAATTTATTTCCACTTTCTTATTTTTACGGACTATCAAAATTAGCTGAAATGCATATGTTTACAAACTATAAACACAGCCTACACTACATCCAAGAAGCTATATCAGAAATGAAAAGACTAGGGTTTGAGGATTATAAGAGAAAATATGAACATTTTAAATCTAACCATGATTTGATTAAGCTTCTTAATTTCGATTTCGAAAATCTATATTTAAACGATATAGATCAGCGGCTATATTATTTATCTTTACAAAATGATGCGAAGAGTAAAAAAGAAGCTCAAAACATAATTAATAAATTAGAAAGTGAAGATGAATTAGACGAGTTTCAAACGTGTTATAAAGCGATTTTAAACAAAGATATAAGACTTATGATTAGAGCTGAGGAGATGTTCATGGAATCTTGTGATTTTTATTACGTTAATATACCTAGAAAATATATAAAAGAATGGAGATGTGCACAAGAGTCTAAATAATTATTTAGACTCTTTACTTTTTAATAAAATAAGGAGAATAGTATGTTATTTTTCTAGTTTTCTACAATAATTATATTAATTTACATGAACCTTATTGAATCTTTTGGATTATCAATATATAATAAAAAAAAGACTTCAATTTGAGGTTAAATTCCTGTTTGTGGGGTGTGAAAAATGAATAGTTTTAAAAAGCTAATTGCCTCAGTAATTTGCGCAGCTTCTTTAGTGGGTGGAGTATCTATCACAGCGAGCGCAGAAAAACCGAGTAAAGTCACTTCTTTTGATTATAAGACTTCTGGTACAATTATCACATACGGAGCCGGACGCTGGTAATAATGATATATAAAGACATCATCTTAATTAAGATGATGTCTTTATTCATGTAAACGACTCTTTAAGCAAAATGAAGTTTTTGCATTTCACTTAAATAATAAATAAAAGGGGTACGGTTATAATGCTAACATTAAAAAAACAAAACACTATTAAACAAGATGTATTGAAAGAATTAGAGAAATTCGCAAAACTAAATAATATTGTTGTTGATGATTTTTTAGAAAAAGACGGGAGTATAGATGTTTACAAATTAATTGGGGATAAAAATTTAACATTATGAACGAAAAAAGAACACCGCTTATTAGTGGTGTTCTTTTTCGTTCTGATCATTTATTGTTTTTAAATAGTTGTATAAAGACTGTAACTGTTCTTCTGATAATGGTTCACCTTTAAAAGTTAAGATTTTATCTTCTAATAAATCTTCAAAAGCAGTTATATTAGTGTTTGGGTTAGGGTTATCAGTTTCACACATTAAGTAAGAAACAGTAGTATTTAAATAATCAGCTATCTTATTCATAGTAGCAGGATCAGGGGTGCGTGTTCCCATTTCATATCCGGTGTAAGTGGTTCTAGGTAGCTTCAAGTGTTCATAGGTCTGTTTCGTTTTGAAACCATTTAGTTTTCTTTGTTCTCTTATTCTTCGGCCAATTTCTAGTTTTATTGAATTATCTTGTGAATGCAAAGTAATCACCCCCTATGCCTATTATTATAAAAATGAACGCACTTTGCAACTAGTTTATGCATGCATATTGCGACATTTTTAAAAAAAACACAAGAAAATTGTTGAAATGAACTCAAAATGAGGTTAAAATGTGAATATAAGGATGAAAGCAAATGCTATACAAAAAAAGATAGCAATTGCATCATAAGTGAGGTTTTGATGTTATGAGTAAACAAAAATATTCACGAAACGAAACTTTAATTAAAGAACGAAAGAAGAGAGGTCTAAAACAAAGACATTTGGCAGCTATTGTCGGAACAACAAGGCAGTATATCAGTCAAATGGAAAGAGGCGAAAGAAAACCAGGGCCTACCATGTCTATTAAATTAGCTGACTTTTTTGGGATTAACCCTCAAGATCTACGTTAATTTTTTTTTGGTTATTATTGACTTCAATTTGAGTTCAATTTTAAATTTTGGAGTTGGGTGTTTATGGGCGAAAAGTTGCGTAATCTTCACAAGGCTAGAAAAAAACAAGATCTTACACAAGAGGAATTAGCAATGAGATTAGGGATTTCCCGATTGAAATATTTAGAGATAGAAAATGGTTATAGCGAACCTAAAATTTCTTTAGCTTTTAAAATTTCTAATTTATTTGGTGAAACAGTTGAATACCTGTTTAAAGGTGAGGGTGGAGAAAGAATTGGATAATCAACTCTTTGTGCTTTGTAAAGTTGTTTCGAAAGGTAACACTTCAGAAACCAAATACGGAAAACGATGCGAATTACTAGTGGAAATTTTAAAAACCACTTGTTCTGATTTCGCGCAAACTAATCGGATTAAGATTATTGCCTGGAAAGAACGAGCTGTAGAAGCTGCAGCAGTTAGAAAAGGTCAAGAATACATGATTTTCTTTAACCGCTACAAAGATGATATTGATTGGAATAAACAGCCGATTAAAGCCATTACAGCTTTAAAGGTAATTAAAGCTACTAAAAGTGATAGAAACATATACTTCACAAATTCAAATGGCCAGTATGATCCATTCAATAAACTAATTGTTTAAGAGGTGATTGTAATGAGAATGTATGACGCATGGCACTGTTTTGTAACGAAAGAAGAACGTAAGAAGCGCCAAGCTTTCGCCAATGAAGTCAAGCAAGCTTATGCTGCAGGTGTTAAGCCTAAAACCCTAGCAAGACGCATGGATATCTCATTAGATGCATTGGCAAGAATCGAATATGGTTATGTGGATCCTACTCATCTATATGACAAGTTTAAAAAAGCATTGAGCCAGGAAACAATGACAATTTCTTTATAAGGAGTGATAAGGAATGAAAAACGGAAAACGACCAAATAAAGCACAGAAACAAGCGATGACTGCAGCTGGACTTAATTATGGCGAATGGCTAGTTGTGAAGAGTCTTCCCGATAAGTTACACATTGTACATCGTAGCAAGGGTGAGTTAAAGGAGATTGTACTATGAAAGGTGGTAAAAACACTCATGAAACAGCGGATTTTACAAATCATCTTGAAGAGTTTGAAAAAATGGTAGCTATTGATTTGTTTAATGTTTATGAATGTATGAATTGTGATTGCCGATTTGCTGTATCTCAAGCGGTCGAAGACCATAGTTCAATTATTTGTCCATCTTGTGCTTGTGATGACTCAATCGAAGATATTAGCAGCGGAACAATGATGATAAAGGGTGAATAGCAAAAAATGAATTGGCAACAAGCGACATTACAACAGCTGCAGCACATTATTCGTTATGAAGAGATGATCTATAAGTGCTTTGCAGAGTCAGAATTAGAAAGACGACTGAAAGAAAAAGGGTTTAATTATCCGGTATGAGCGGTTAAGCTTCACAGCTTGCAGAAAGGGAGTTTCGTAGATGGCTAAGTACAACAAACGAACAAGCCATTCCAACCGAGGGCGCGACTTTCAGACTTACATCAATCAATCTATTGAACGATATGCAACTTTAGAAGTTGCTGAGATTGAAGAAGTTGCGACACCTATACGAGTTGAAAAGGTAGACCGTACAACCAAAAAGATTACATCTGCTTTCTTTGAACGAAAGAGTACGGTTGATTACATCGGTATTGTAAAAGGTAAATTCATAGGATTTGACGCGAAGGAAACCGCTGATGCTAATAAGTTCCCGCTCAAAAACGTACATGAACATCAAATTATTAAGTTAGTTAGGTATATGAGGCAAGGCGGTATTAGCTTTCTGTTAGTTCATTTCAAGTCTCAGCAAGAAACGTACATATTAAAGACACAAGACCTTATGAAATGGGTAGAGGGAAGCGGTGCGAGTATTCCTTATCAATTCTTTAAAGAACACTGTAAGAGATGTGGACCAGGTAGGAATATATCAATTGATTTCTTAGCGGCTTTAGAAATGTAAAAGGCCATTTATCTTAGGGGGATAAATGGCCAATAGAAAAAATGAAAAACAAAATGTTTTGGTAACAAGATTGTATCAATGTTTTTGGGTTTATACAAGAGCTTGCTGCAGCTTGTTGAAGGAGGAAGTAAAGTGAAACAAAAATATGCAGATCACATTCGTTTTTTAACCAGTATTGGATTTAACGAAGTATCTCTTTATGAAGATATTGGACAAGTATTCTATAGCGCCTTACAACCTAGTGGGAATAGTGTAGAGGTTCGTATTGATGGTCATTCTGTTGCATGGCGTGAATTAAAAGTTTATCCAGAAGAATGGCATCCAGTAGATAACTATAAATATGTAGCACCAGCAAAAGAAATTGAAAACAGTCAACTATCATTTTTCTAATAGGAGGAATTAACATGTCAAACCAAATTATCGATTTAAACACATTCGCAGATGGAGCTTTAGCAGAACGGTTCAATATTGAGATGCAGCGTGTTATTGAAAATATTGCTGATCCAAACACAGAAGGCAAAAAGCCTCGTAAATTAGTGCTCACTGTTACCTTCGTAAGTAATGAGAATAGAAAAACATCGGATATTAGTGTTCAAGCGAAAACAACACTGGTGCCAGCTAAAGACATTCAATCTCAATTAGTTATTGGCTATGACAATTTAGGAGGGCTTACAGCTGCCGAACTTAAATCTGGTGAGCTTGACCAAATGTACATTGATAAGGATGGTGATGTGTCTGACCACATTGGAAACAAGGTTGAAGAAAGTAAAGTGGAAGAAAGCAAGGGAAGTAGTCCAAGAATCATTGATTTACAAAAGCGTGGTTAAACAACTTAATTGGAGGAATGGAAAATGATTAAAGAAGCAATTAGTTATATCGTAGGTCTATCACAAAAGGAACAAGTGAAAATTAACAACCAAACGTATTCAACAGGCCAAATTCATTTAGTTAAAGAGCCAACAGCAAGCCGCTTAGAAGTGTATAGCTTATCTGGAATGGTTGAATATATCAAATCAGAGTTTGACGGTGAAAAACCGTTGATGGTTCATGTTAAAAGCCCAACGCGTGTTGTGTGCTTTGATTCTTTAAATAATGATGCTGACCGCAGCTACTACATAGAATCGAAGGCAATGCTTCCAGAATTCGATTTTGACTGCTTTTTAGATCCAGAGCATTTCAATATTAAATTACAATCCGCTTTTGTCCAAAATGATGATCGTGACATTATGCTCCAAGTGGTTGGCAATATTGAAGAAAAACAAGTTAATACAGTAGGGGATGACGGTGTATCTCAAGGCGTAACAATTAAAACGGGGATTGCAACTGTTGGACAAGCAAGAGTACCTAATCCAGTAGCCTTGAAGCCTTATCGTACATTTGTTGAAGTTGAACAGCCAGTGAGTAACTTTATTTTCCGTATGAAAAGCGGTCCACTGTGTGCTCTTTTTGAAGCAGATGGTGGTGCTTGGAAGCTTGAAGCTATGAAAAATGTCCAAGAATACCTTCAAGATAATTTAAAAGAAGAAATCGAAGCGGGAAAAGTTGTTGTTATTGCTTAAAAATACGAGGGGGCTTTTGCTCCCCTTTGATAAATGAGGTGTTAGAAATGGCCAAAAAACATCACAGTCAATGTCTAAGACGTGCTCAATTAAGACGTAATGCAGGGGAGCTTTCACACAAACTTAAAAGTGTTGCTCGTACAGATCGTGCATTAAGAATCATATTTGATGCAGAACCACCAACAAGAGAAGAAATAGAAGAAGCGATTATGCCAAAAGCACAGAATGGCAGCGAAGTCACAGCAAGATACATACTATCACGATATTTCCGCCATCCTAGACACCTTCTTAACAAGATGTCAGATGCAGAATGTCAATTATTCTTGAATGAAATAGGTGTACAGTAACAGGGGAAATGGAAGCTTATAAATGCATAGTGGACGGAAAAAAGTGTAAAAACGGATGTATTCAAGATTAAGAGAAAGCTATTCGAATACAAGTATCTAGAATATACACTTCACTTGATGAAATAGACAGATTGAAGGAGGAGAATAACGTGATAAACACGGGGATGGGAACGACGAATGTAAAAATGGTTGTGAAAGGCGAAAACGCGGAATGGCAAGAAATCGGTGGTTTCCAAAATGCGAAACTGACTGTCGGAACACCTAGACAGAGCGGGAAAACAAGAAGTTTATATCCTGGATTTGGATACGATGGGTTTTCTGGTGAGGTAACAATCGAACGATTGCTTTTGCCGATAACCTTGACAGCTAGAGGAAAAAAACATTTTAAAAACGTCCGGTTAGACCATAGTAAAGTCTATACGATAGAGGAGGCGGAAGATAAATTAAAGAAGGTGCGCGTATGACGGAAAATATGTAATAAGAAAGGATGTAAATAATGTTTGATATTAAAGATATTAGAGGTCGTGTAATTAAAGATTCTGAGGGCTTTGGCAATTATAGCAACGTGAGTATCGAGGAAATGGATTGGTTGCTTGAACAAGCAGTTAAATTACAGAAGTTAGCTGATACCTGGATTGAAATTGAAACAGAAGGAACTGTGGAAGATGCAGATAATTTTTATTCGTATTTTCAAGACATAATGACAGAAGATTACTGAACAATACGAGAATAGTGTGCAGCAAGGAGTGAGTAAATGACAAGAGGTTTTGATTGCGAAACAACATTAGGAGCTTGCTGGTCAAAGATAGAGGATGATTGGAAAATATACTACCCTAGTAAGTTAGATGGGTGGGAAATGCACGATTTATTACGTTCTAAAATATTTAACGAATTTGTGAAGGAGATAGAAAAAAAAGGGTACGATGCTAAAACTTTAAGAATTTCAGTAAAAAAGGCAAAGGGATGAGATCGTGTTAAAAGTTGATAATATATATGCTCATAATATCTTCGGAATGAGATTTTTTGAAATTAGATTAGTAGATAAACAAGGATATATTAAAACAATAAATGTTAATTTATCCAAGTTGAAAGAGTTAAATATAACAAAATCAATGAACGGATTTAAAAAAGTGAGAAGTTGGGCTGAATCAGAACTAGGACAAAATTTCTTACTTTCAGAAGCGAATAAAACTGAGGAATAAGGAGGAATGAAAATGTTTAAATGTCAATTTAGAAAATGTGATAAGGAAGCAACTACAAAAGGAATCGTCTTCGTTATGGATAAAGGCGATAAAGATAAATTAGTTGAAGTTTATGCGTGTGATAAACATAAGAAAGTGACCAGTTTCTTTGAGTCTATGGATTGAATAATACGAGAAATAAAGTTCAATATAGCAGAAGGGAGCGGTTGAAATGCACGGGGAAGTAAAGGTTTGGTATATGACAGAAGAGGAGCGATTGGCGTATATAAAGAAAAACCCCATTGTTCCGGTTAAACGTAAAAAAGGCAGTAGTTACGTTAATATTTATTTTTATGAACGTGGAGAGAGAAATGAAAACAATAATTAAAACACTCTTTAGCTAATTTAAAGAGTGTTTTCTTTTACAAAAAATGAGGTGAGAGAGTCATGATAAAGCCCGTAGAACGTCAAACAGTAAACTTTAATGGAGCTAATTTACTAGCTGTTAAAGCTAACAACGAAAAAGTGTATGCAGCGGTTAGTTTTGTATGTAAAGGACTTGGATTTGATAAGAACTCTAAGGACCGACAAGTTAAAAATATTCAAAGTGACATGGTTTTAAAGCAAGGGTGCGTCAAATTTGACGCAGGGGTTTTGGATCCGCACAACGAGGTTTTGGCAATTGAATTAGATTACTTGCCGCTTTGGTTAGCTAAAATCTCTATTACACCAAAAATGCAACAAGAAACACCTTGGATTGCCCGCATGTTAGTTGAGTATCAATTGAAAGCAAAAGATGTATTAGCAGCTGCTTTTTCACCAAAACAACCACAGTCACAATTAGAAATCTTGCAGTCTACTATTAATCAAATGGTTATCCAGGAACAGAGAGTGAAGCAACTTGAACAGAATCAAACACACCTGCAGAGAGAAAATGAAACGTTAAGACAACGTATCGACACATTGGACAATGTTAGCAGCATCGGAAACCTGCAGCAACGATTTAATGAAATGGTTAGGAAGTATGCTCGTCAGCAAGGGATTGGATATCAGAGTGCCTGGAGAGTTTTCACCATTGCTTATAACAAAGCGTATGGTACGAACTTAACAGCAAAAATAAACAATTATAAACAGAAGCATGGTTTAAAGGATTTAAGTAGACCAGCTTATTTTTCACTAACTGAAACATTAGAGGATGCAATAAGAGTTATAGATGAAATGTTAAATAAACAAGCGCTAATCGCTCAATAAAGAGAAAGCAGGACAATAAATTGGCAAAGAATCGAATTAAATACAATAACGTTGATGTTCACATTGAAAATTTAAAAGAATTACGAGCTGAATATATGAAAAAAGATGATATAGCCGCTGTGGTTGCAATTGATCGTGCTATTGCAAAGTGGGAGCGGATTAGATTAGGAGAGATGAAAAGATGAGCTTTTCTGTACTAAGTACCGCTTTTATCGTTTTCCTATTTATCGTTTCAATCCTTTGTTTTGTCAAAAAGCTTCATGACACAGGACTTATGTACATGATTTTCACTATAGCAAGTTGTCTCTTATTCTATTGGGTGCTTAATACATGAGTAGTGCTTGTGTATGCCATATCAAAGGAGAAACATGTCTATATTGTAAAGCTGAACTTTTAAAAGGACAGCAAAAGGATAGGAAAGCTCAGCTGCCTATTTTGAAGCGGGGGAATAGACGTGAAATACAAGGTTGCTCAAAAAGAATTACAAAAAGCTTTCGATAGTCAAAAAACTATTAGCATTCCTAAATTAAAGCGGTTGTTTCAATCATTAAACCTTTCAGTCAAAGAGCCTTTAAATAGTGATAACCAAGAGAAAGTTTATCTTAAGCGCGAGATTAAGAAGTTGAGAAAAGAAAACAACCAGCTGAAGAGGAGATTAAAGAATGAACTTAAAACCATTGTTTGATATGCAACATATACTGGACCAGCGAATTATGGACAAACACCCAGAGCTAAAAGGACAGGACAACATAGAGTGGAAAGTGCTTGCTTTACAGGTGGAATTAGGAGAATGCGCAAATGAATGGCGTGCTTTCAAGAAATGGAGCAATGACCAAAAACCTCGTACTGAAAAGATGCTTGAGGAGTATGTAGACTGTCTGCACTTTGTTTTATCGCTTGGAATAGAAAAAGGATTTGTTCAAAGTTATAGCATCTATACAATGAAAACAATCACAGCGAGTTTTATATACCTTAATAAAGTCTTAAGCGATTTTTATAACAATCCGTCACATGGTAACTATGGAAGAATCATAATGGTTTTTCTAGGGTTAGGCAAGCTACTTGGTTTCACCTGGGATGAAATCGAACAAGCCTACTTTAAAAAGAATGAAGTAAACCATAAACGCCAAGACAGCGGTTATTAAGGGAGATGCGAGTAATGGGGACTATGGAAAAAGAAATGCAAAAGTGGAAGCGTGCCAATGGATATAAAGATGAGAAAACAAAAACCGCTACTCCTAAAAAGAAAAAAAGGAAGAAGCGTATTGATAGGGAGCAAATGAACCAACGCGACATTGAGGAGCTAATGGGAATGAGGAAACCTGTCTTTGAAAGAAGACGTGGTGCACTTAGACATAGATAACTAGAAGAGGTAAAAGGTGAGTGAAACAGTATGAAAGATTTAATTGTGCAATATAAACATGGACTATCTCTATTAAAACGCCAGGATAAATTATTAAAACAGCAAGAAGAAAATGCTTTACGAAACGGTGAAGCTGAACAACTAGCGATTATTAAACGTGATAGGCATCTTATTAGTGGGATGATTGGTAGCATGGAATACAACATTGAATGGATGGAGACAGGAAAGCGACCAGATTCGAAGCGGGGAGCGGAAAATCTATCTGCTTATCAAAGAGAGATATCCGTTGATCCGAATAATTATCATCTCAGTAAACCAACAGATACAAGTGAGAAAAAGAGTGATAATGAAATAAAGATGTTGGAATATCAAATTGAGGATTTGCTGTGGTTTCTAAGTAAGCAGGAGAGAGAAGTTTATATTCTGTCTTATGGTTATCAGTTTTCAAAAAGTGAAATAGCAGAAATGACAGGTAAAACGGAAGGTACTATTTCAAAGTTTTTGCAAAGAGCACGAAGAAAAATTAAAAAAAATTTAAAAAAAGATGAAAAAACGGCTTGAAAAGTATCCAAAACGCAACTTTTTGTCACCTAAAAACCACCTATAAGTGTAAGGCATGATTTTATCAACTGTTTCACCACCTCGTAGTACCTCTTTGGCATGGGGGTACTATTTCTGTCTTGAGGCAAAGACTTAAGGAGGATGAAAGAATGATACATTGTATTTTAAAAATGCGATTGTGAACCACTCCAAGGAACTATGAGCGATTAACGTTATAGAAACTTAACCATTCAACGGATGCTGGTACATTCTATGTCACTCTAATTATATTACTCACAAAATATAAGGTCTTTGCTTCAAGAGAGAAAAATTGTGTATTTAGCAAGGTGAAGGTCAATAAACATAAATCTCAAACGTGCGTCTGTTTTCCCAATTTTAATAAGCCTACCTTTTCCCTAAAAACAAAAGTTTCAACTACTCATTGACCTTCATCTTTTTAAGTGCATAAGCTTGCTCCTGTTTGCAGGATATGACGAAGAACATTAATTGTCGGCAAGTCATACAACTTCATATTCGAGTAGGACTCGAAACCTTTGTTAAACCGCTTATCTTTTAGATGGGCGGTTTTTGTTATTTGTCACTACATCATTAAGTAAGCCTTTTAGTAAAGGGCCGCAACCTTGCTGAAAGCATTGGTGATGTACTGAGAAAAAACAAAGAAATATTTAACTTTATTATAAAAAATTAACAAATATAGTTGACGCGCGTCACCCTTTTTGATATAATTAAAGTATCGAAAGGAGGTGAACAAAGTGGACATGGAAACAGTTGAAAGACTTCTTCGGATGTTAACCTGGCTAACTGGAAGTATCGTCGGAATCATGACGATAGAGAAGGAACTAGCTGAAAGAAAAAAGAAGAAGAAAAAGAAAAAGCGACGCTCTCCTAGCAAAAAGAAACGTCGCAAATAACCAAGGGAGGTAAGGGGGCAACCCCTTCCTCTTGATAAATATTATATCATGTCCATGAAAAAATATGAAATTCTTCTCTTTTACGTTTTTAATGTCAATCTTGTTCGCTACTCATTTTGCAACGATGGATTATAATAACTTGCATTGGATAGACATCGCAGCTTCTGTTTTAGCTGTTGTTTGGTTAATACTAACAATCATTACAATCATTCTAAAAAGGGGGAACACTTGATTTATGAGCGATTCGTTTCACATTACGACAAGGGAACAGCTAACGGAATTTTTAGCATCTGAGGTTGTTACGACCTCAGATGCTATAGAGATATTAGGAGTTAGTCGCCAATATGTAAATAAGTTGGTTAAGAATGGCGCGATCAATCCTATACGAGAAAGTTCAAAAGAAAAGCTTTTTCTAAAATCTGATATATTAGCAAGGAAGCAAAAAATGGAGAAAAGTAAATGAGTGAAACAAAGAGCATCCTGCAGCTGGGGTGCTTTTTGTTTTGGTTATTTAAGCTAATTAAAATATGTAAAGAGTTTTAAGGGTGCTTTGCTTTATATTCTGAATAGCAAAGCCAAGCGAAACTAATTATCCCTAATACGTCACTAAGGATTCCTAAGATTTCAAACATGGGCTTCCACTCCTTTCTTTCACTACATACAACCTGTGTTAAGGAATCCCTCAAAATATCTAAAAAAGATTAAAATAATGAAATGTAACATATTACATAAAAAGTTACATTCATATCACCGCTTTTATTTACTTCTTTATAATTGAGCGATACAATGAAAACATCTAAAAATAAGTTACATTCAAAACGTTGATTTTGTTACGTTTTAAAAAGGTGGGTTTCAGTTGTCGCAAAAGAAGAAGATTGATAAGAAAAGCGAAGTAAAGGATGTGCAACCTATTCGCAGTTTAAAAGAAATAGAAGATATGAAGTGGGCGCTAAAGAGGCATTGTTCACAACGTGACTATATTCTGTTTTTAATTGGTATTAATACGGGTTTGAGGGTCAATGACCTATTAAGGCTTTCTATTAAAGATGTGAAGGGTAAAAAGAAGATTGTGGTTAAAGAAGGTAAGACAGAGAAATCACGTACAATTCATTTAGCAAACATCTATGAAGAGGTAAATGATTATATTGAAACTCTTCAGAATACACAATGGTTGTTTCCTTCTCGTAAAGGTGATAATCCGATTACTCGTATTCAAGCCTATCGTCAATTAAACAAGGCAGCGGAAATGGCAGAGATTGAAACAGGGATAGGAACACATACGATGCGCAAAACATTTGGATACTGGTACTATAAGCAAACAAAGGATATTGCTTCTTTACAGAGTATCTTAAATCATTCACATCCTTCGGTTACATTAAGATATATAGGAATTACAGATGAGGAAATAGAGAATAGTTTACAGTCTTTCAAACTATAAGCAGGTAATTTGTCTTTATATGTAGAAATTTCAATAGTAAGAAAGGAGGGTTATCATGATTACTTTAACAGAAACAAAAGATAATATCTTAAAATTAGTAGATTGGGTTAAGTTAAGTAAAGAGTCTAATAAAGTCTATTTAGTTGATGTAGATATTACCCATGTACAAAATAGTGAAATTTCTCATAGGTTTGACAAGGATTCATTGTTGCAAATTAATGAGTTAGTGACTTATTCTATCCATGAACTTCATAGCCAAGGCACTATGCTCCATTATAAGATTGTAGAAAAAGTTATTGATGAAAGAGGAAACTTGGTTATCTTTGCTAAATCGCAAGCTTATCAAGTAGAAGAGGTTTAATAAAAAGCATCCTTTCGAGGGTGCTTTTTTATTTTTTTAGAAGGGAATGAAGATAATGAGTGAAAAGAATGTAGTTCATACAACTGTTGGTGTCTTATTCGATTTATATATAGATGGACTCATTAAGAAAGAAACGTTTGATGAATTTATTGAAGCTTATAAAGATGCTAAGAACAGAGAGCACACAATCACAGTGATGCAAGAAGGACAGATTAAAACAAAGGTATTCAATCATGCATCTTCCATTACACATACACCAGAAGCTGTTGAAATGAAAGTTGAAAGCCAAGCGGTTCAAGCTAACTCTAATCCATCAACAGCATGCTCAAAGAAACACTTAGACGATATTATCAATGACATTGTTAGACAGATGAATAATTGGGAAAGAAACAGACGAGATGGTGAACGCATCTTGAAAGGTATTGATCATAAGCAGTTATTAGAACTAGTAAACATTCTTCATAATAAAAGGTTTATGTCCGCTTGTATGTTTGAAGATTTGATTGAAGTTATAACGTATCATAAGGAAATGAAAGAAAATGTTAAAGAAATGGTAAAGCGTGCAGAACCAATTAAACCATTAGTTTCACCTCAAGATTATTACCAAGAGTTGTTCGGAGCAGCGGAACATATAGCAGAAGGTATTCAAGAATTATCTATTAGGTTATTAGATGGTTCAATGTCTACTGCAGAAGCGGTGAAACAATTACCAGAAAGCATACAACAAACAATTAGCATTTACCTTAAAACTCGTGGTCATGAATACATTGTAGGGATAGCTAAAGATATATTGATTGAGCTTGCTAAGATGGAGGAGAATAAGCGTAAGGAACTAGGTATGCTGTTGTTTGGTGTTAAGTATGAGGATATACAGGGAGACAGTATTGTATATGGCACTCAAGCGGTTCTGTCCTAAGTGTAAGGTATTAATAGATGCAGGTAACCGCTACTGTTCTCCATGCTCTGATAAGGTAGTACAACAACAAGCAGAACGCATGAAGCAACGTAAGGAACAAGGGAAAGATAAGGAGAGACATAAGGCTTACAAAGCTAAGCGTACTGATGAACGAGAGCAGCGGTTCTATTCTTCAAAGCAATGGGAACTTATGAAGCTTACTATCATCAATAAGTACAAAGGCATGTGCATCTATACGTATTATAAAGAGGATAGGATAGTACCTTATGATACTATCCATCACATCATTCCAGTTAAAGATGATTGGAATATGAGATTACATTTATACAACTTGATTCCTGTCACTGAAAGTGTCCACCAAAAGCTACACAAAATGTACAAGCATGATAAAGAACAAGCGCAAAAAGAACTAAAGGAATTGATAGCAAAATGGAACGGATGGAATCAGTAAAAGGTAGGGGGCTCCCAAAAAAGTTTTAAGTGCGACGGGGAGTCGCACAAAGGGGAGTGTTTTTGCGCAAAAACTCCCTAAATGAATTTTTTTAGGCAAAGGAGGGTGCCTGTATATGGCCAGACCGAGACAACCGACAGATTTACTTATCGTTAAAGGGAAAAAGCATCTAACAAAAGATGAAATTGCTGATAGAAAATCTAAAGAAGTAAAGGCGCCTGCTGATAATGTCCAGGCGCCTTCTTATTTGCTTGAATTTGAAGGGTTAAAAGAAGAGTTTGATCGTATAGCTTCTGAGCTTATAGAAATTGGGATTATGTCTAACTTAGATTGTGATGCTTTGGCCAATTTTATTGTTGAACAACATCAATACGAGAAGATAAGTATTAAGATGTTAAAAATGAAGTCTTTCGGACCGAGGTACCGAGACTTACAGCAAATCCAAAAGGATCATTATAAAAATGCTAGAGCCTCAGCCAGTGACTTAGGTTTGACCATTTCATCACGTTGCAAGCTTGTTGTTCCAAAGAAGTCTGAGGACGATAAGCCAAAGAATAAATTTAGTAAGTTTGCTAAATGAATAGAGTCACTCAATATGCTCTTGATGTGGTTGAGGGCAGAATTGTCACTGGTAAATATGCAAGGTTGGCTTGTGAAAGACATTTAAAAGATTTAGAGCGAGCTGAATCAACCCTATTTAAATATGAGTTTAATGAAGAAGAGGCAAATCGAATTATTGAGTTTTCAGAAACACTTATTCTTGCAGAAGGTGAAGAGCAAGAAACATTAAAGCTAGCGGACTTCCAAGCATTTATACTTGGGAGTTTATTTGGTTGGGTCAATAAAGAGACAGGTTATCGACGATACCGAACAAGTTATGTACAACTTGGAAGACAGAATGGGAAATCTTTATTAAATGGAATCTTGGGTACATTCTGCAGCGGATTTGATGGATATAAATATGCTCAGATTTATTGTACAGCTACAAAATCAGACCAAGCAAAGATTGTCTTTAATGAGATTGTAAAATTCATTCAAGCTGATGAGGACTTAGAAGAACTATTCAAGGTAAAAGAATATGAGAGCACAATTGTCAGCTTCTTAACGCATTCTACCGTTAAAGCTCTTGGTCGTGATACTAAGTCTATCGATGGATTCCGTCCATATCTAGGAATTGTCGATGAATACCATGCTCATAAAGATAACCAAATGTACAAGTTGCTTGAAGGTGGAACAGGTAAGCTTAAACAGTCTCTTATTAGTGTTATTACAACAGCGGGCTTTGACTTAAATAGTCCTTGCTTTCAGCTATATGAATACTGTAAGAAGTTACTTGAAGGTGGATACGAGAATGAAACGCAGTTTGTTTATATTGCTCAGTTAGATAAAGAGGATGATATTTGGGAGCCGAGCAATTGGGTTAAAGCAAACCCTCTTATTTGTGCAGATGATGAAGGTATCGAGCGCATTCAAGATATTGCTGCTAAAGCAAAAGCAATGGGTGGCGAAGAATTACGCGACTTCTTAACCAAACGTGTCAATGATTGGGTTCAGATGACTGATAATGACTATATTAATATTGAAAATTGGAATCTATGTGCAAGTGATCTAACACTAGAAGATATGACAGGGAAAGAATGTGTTGTGGGTCTTGACTTGTCATCTGGTGGAGATTTAACGTCATTAGCTTTAGAATTCCCTATATTAATGGAGAACGAGCGCAAATATTTCATTCATTCACACTCTTTTATACCTAAAAATCGTGTCCAGGAACATATTAAACTAGATCATGCACCATATGACATTTGGCTAAAAGAAGGCCTACTGACAACAACTGAAACGTTAGGTGGCGTAAAAACTGACTATAAGTACATTATTTCCTATCTTAGAAGCTTGAAAGAACAATATAATTTGTCTTTCAAAGCAATTGCCTATGATCCACACAATGCAGATACGTTTCTTTTAGATTTAGAAGAGTTTGGGTGTGATTGTATTGAAATTGTCCAAAGTGCAAAAAGCTTGCATCAAGCTACAGAAGACTTTTCGTTAGAAGTAGATGCTAAGAATGTTCTATATAACCGCCATAATAAGTTGCTGACGTGGAGCGCAATCAACGCGAAGTTAACTTGGAATAGTTTTGGAGAATGTAAGGTTGATAAGAACTATCGGACAAAGCGTATTGATCCGATTGATGCTGTACTAGATGCTCATAAAATTGTTGTCATGAATCGTGAAGAAAACCTTGATATTAATGAATCAACAGAGGATTACTTAAAAATGATGGGCTGGTAGGAGGTGAGAATATGAATATGTTTAATCGAATATATCAATCTTTTAAGAATATGTTCACTGGCTCTAGTGCTGTGACAGCCGATATGCAAGATGAAAGGCTTTTAGAGTGGTTAGGTATTAGCAAAACATCGAAGAACATCGTAAGCGAAGTTACGTATTTTACGTGTCTAAAGATGCTGTCTGAAACACTTGGAAAGATGCCTATTAAGTTCTATCAAGATACTCAAAAAGGTATTGAAAAAGCAGTGCCCAACGCAGCGCATAAGCTATTACGCTTGAGGCCCAATAAATTTATGACACCATCAACCTTTTGGGCTGCAGTTGAACAGAATCGGAATCATCATGGCAATGGATATGTATGGTTACGAAAAGAATTTAATCGTCAAACCTATGGAGGCACTTATCAGGTCAAAGATATGTGGATTATGCCCTCAGATAGTGTACAGGTCTATATAGATAACGCTGGTTTGTTGGGTGAAAGCGGTGAAATCTGGTATGTATATACAGACCGTTACACAGGTTCACAATATGTTTTAAGAAGCAATGACGTCATGCATTTTAAAACTTCTTATAGTTTTGATGGCATATTAGGTGTTCCTGTAAGGGATATCTTACGAGCGACTGTAGAAGGTGGCCTGGAGAGTCAAAATTTCATGAATAACCTCTATAAAAGCGGTTTAACAGCAAAAGCAGCTCTTGAATATACAGGGGATTTAAACGAAGATGCCAAAAAGCGTTTGGTTGCTGGATTTGAAGAGTTTGCGAATGGATCTGAGAATAGCGGAAAAATTGTCCCTGTCCCATTAGGTATGAAGTTAACGCCTCTCAATATCAAATTAACAGACAGCCAGTTCTTTGAATTGAAAAAGTTCAGCGCATTGCAAATAGCAGGAGCTTTTGGTATTAAACCAAACCAGATTAATGATTATGAAAAATCAAGCTATGCAAACTCTGAGATGCAACAGCTATCTTTCTATGTAGATACGGAACTGTTCATTTTAAAGCAATACGAGGAAGAAATTAATTATAAGATGCTGTCTTCTAATGAAAGTGACCAAGGATTCTTTTATAAATTCAACGAAAAAGTTATCCTGCGTACAGATAGTAAAACACAAATGGAGACATTGGCTAAAGCCGTTGATAGTGGTATTTACAAAAGAGACGAAGCCCGCGAACATTTAAATCTTCCAATCGCAGAGGGTGGCGACATCCTGACAGTGAATGGTAATGCAATACCAATCACAATGGCTGGCCAACAATACCTTAAAGGAGGTGAGAAAACAGAATGAAGTTCTGGAACTTTATAACGAATGAGGATTTATTGGATACAGTCGAGTTAAGAATTGAAGGCGACATTATATCTGATAGTGATGCCTGGATCTATGAGTGGTTTGATGAACCTGCAGCTTCACCAAATGCATTTAGAAATGAACTGAATCAGCATAAAGGGAAGAGTATTCATTTATGGATTGATAGCTTTGGTGGTGATGTTTTTGCTGCAGGAGGAATTTACAACGCATTAAAGAGTCATGACGGCAAGATTATTGCTAAGATTGACAGTAAAGCAATGTCTGCAGCAAGTGTTATTGCAATGGCAGCTGATGAAATTCATATGTCTCCAGTTGGTATCATGATGATACACAATCCGTTAACTGGTGTACATGGAGATATGAGGGATCTAAGAAAAGCTGCAGATGTTTTGGATACAGTAAAAGATACCATTATCAATGCATATGTAGCCAAAACAAACAAATCAAGGTCGTTTATTTCAGCCTTAATGGATGATGAAACGTATATGTCGGCACATGATGCTGTGAAAAATGGATTTGCTGATAAAGTCATTGGTGAAGAAGAGGAAAAAGTAATGAACTTCTCTTTTAACCGCTTTTCTATTGTAAACAGTGCAAATGAAACCATGAAAAAACTAAAGGATTTTCAAAAAGCTCAATTAGCTTTAGAAAATCAACAAGCAACAAGCAATAACGAAGATGAAAAAGAGAAATTCTTACTGGAATTAGAGTTAATCTAGTTCTTTTTTTATTGCCAAAAAAAACATTGGAGGTATTCAAATGAATCCAGAATTATTAAAAATGCTAGGTGCGATTAATGCGAAAAAAGAAGAGGCAAGAAAGCTTGTGTTAGAAAATAAAATGGATGAAGCGAAGACAGCAAAGGCAGAATTAATTGAGCTGCAGAATAAGTTTGACATGGCAAAGGACTTATTTGACGAGCAGGAAAATACAAATCAGCAAGTGGTAGCAAACCAAGTGAAACACAAAACAGAAGATGAGGGTAAAAAAGGATTAAACGCATTCGTTAATATTCTTAAATCCGCTGTGACGAAAACAACAGTGAATGAAGATGATTTGAAGGTTTATAACATGATGACAGAAGCAGATCCAGATGCTCAAGGTTTATCCGATGGAGGATTAACGGTTCCAAAAGATATTCGTACACAAGTAAAAGAATTACGCCGAGCTGCAGATGCACTTGAGCCTCTTGTTAACGTAGAGCCTGTTACAACTCTAAGTGGTTCACGTAACATTGAGGTAAACGCTGACGAAGTGCCATTCGATAACGTAGATGAAGCGGCTCAATTCCCAGAAGTAGATACACCTAAGTTCCGTAATATTTCCTATAAAGTATTGAAAAAAGGCGGCATTTTAAAGGTTACACGTGAGCTATTACAAGATTCTGCTGAAAATATTTTAGGTTACTTACGTAAATGGATTTCTAAGAAAGCGAGAGTTACACGTAACTTCTTAATTCTTGCTGAGTTAGAGAAGAGTTTTGGAGGGGATAAAGTCAAGGAATTAGCTAATTTTGACGACTTTAAAGACGTTTTTAATGTCCAATTAGACCCTTCTATCGCTTTAACATCTACTGTTTTAACAAACCAGGACGGATTTAACTGGTTAGATAAATTAAAGGATAGTGAAGGAAACTATATTCTTCAAAAAGACCCAACAAACGCAACGAAAAAGCTATTATTTGGGGCGTACCCTGTAAAAGTTGTTTCGAATAAAGTGCTTAAATCAACTATTGAAGGACCTGTAGATGCACCAACAGCTTACAAATTACCATTCTTTATGGGTGATTTAAAAGAAGCCATTACGATTTTCGACCGTGAAACACTTTCTATTGAATTTTCAAATGAAGCGGGTGATTTGTGGGGCAAAGATTTAACAGGTGTAAAGGTTCGTGAACGCTTAGACATTAAAACAGTAGACGAAGAGGCAGTAATTAAAGGAGAAGTTACTGTAACACCTAATTAAAGGGCTGAAAGGCCCTTCTCCTTTAAGGAGTGGATACTTTGGAATTAGTCGTATCAATTGAAGAAGCGGTTAAATATATGCGCTATGAGATGGATGATATTGATGAGGAACAAGCAGAAGGTATCACCAATTTAATTATGGCTGCTCAAATATATCTCAAAAATGCAGGGTGTGTACTTACTAAAGAGGATGAAATGGCCAAACTTGCAGTTAAAATGTTGGTTGTTCATTGGGATGAAAATAGAGAACCAATTGGAGAAACAAACAAGTTGGCATATGGTTTACAATCTTTAATTACACAGTTGCAATATTGTTATTAAAAGTAAGGTGATGTGAATGAATCCTGGTAAATTAAATCGTCGTATTACCTTCCAGAAGCAGGTTGAGGAGCAAGATGAAAATGGGTTCCCCATACAGAATGGTTGGACAAACGTAAAAACGGTTTGGGCTATGGTTAAAACGTTACAAGGACGTGACTTTTACCAAGCAGCTACAACCAATCATGAAAATACGTCTCGTTTTGTTATACGATATACAAAAGGCATTAGCCCAGACATGCGCATTAAATTCAAAAGTAGACTCTTTACCATTGTCTCAATTATTAATGATGATGAACTGAATCGTACATTAACAATTGTAGTGGAAGAAGTAACTTAAAATGAGCATGTCTTTTAAAGGTATGGAAGGCTTAACGAGGCAATTAAAGGAACTTGAGCAGTTAGGTGATCGGATTTTAGAGAAAGCTTTAAAAGCAGGCGCTGAAGTATTGCGTGAAGAAATTGAGAAACGTGCTCCAAGAAGTGATATGAACAAAGAACATTTAGCGGATAATATTATTATCTCTAAAATTATTCAAGGTCATATTGATATTGGACCAGATGCAAAAAAAGCATTTTATGCCCGTTTTGTTGAGTTCGGAACGGTGAATATGCCAGCTCAACCATTCATTGAACCTGCTTTTTTAGCTGTTAAAGATAAAATTCAAGCTGTCATGGCACAAGTTGTCCAACAGGAGCTGAAACGCTTATGAGCATGAATAAGCTAATTATGAGTACATTAAAGCCTCTGAATTATCCCGTTTATCCTCTGCATTATCCTGGAGAATCAGATACGTATATCACATTCTTTCAGTACAACGAAAGTGCTTCTCTAAATGCAGATGACGAAGAGAAAATAACAGGGTTTTATTATCAAGTCGATGTGTGGACGAAGAACCCTAGTGTTTATGAGTCTTTAAGTAAACAAGTAAAGGATTCTTTGGAAGCTAATGGATTTTTCAGACGAAGTGCAAATGATTTATATGAAAAAGAAACGCAAGTCTATCACAAGGCTATGCGTTTTTATTATGCAAAAAACAAGTAGGGGGAATGAAAAATGACAGAAATTCAATCATCAATTGGTTTAAAAGATTTAGTTTATGCAAAATTAATGAGTGATGATAAAACAGGTGTTACGTATGATCAAGTTAAACCTGCCGCTCCAGCCATTTCAGCTGCTATTAACCGTGGAGGCTCTGCAAGTACATCTTATGCAGATGATAGAGCCATTGCGGTTGGTACGACACCAGGTGTGACGACTATCGAATTAGGTGTTACCCATTTACCAAAAGAAGTACAAGCCGATTGGTTTGGACATGAAATTGTAAATGGCATTCTAGTACGTAAAGGAACAGATAAGTCACCTTATATCGCTCTAGGTTTTCGTTCAGAAACATCAGATGGAAGCTTTAAATATGTGTGGTTATTTAAAGGGAAGTTTACACCACCTAGTATGGAACATGGCACAAAGGGTGAATCTATCGAGGCTAAAACACCCACAACAACAGGAACGTTTATTTCTCGTAATTATGATGAAGCGTCTGATATTGATGTTCATGATACAGACACGAACTTACCACAAGGCTTAATTGAGAATTGGCTAAAAGCTGTTGTAGATCCAGCAAAATTAACAGCAGCATAATACTTATAAGGCGAGCTTAGGCTCGTCTTTTTTAATGAAAAAGGAGTGGAATGATATGAATTTAACCTTAATGCTCAATGGCCAAGAGAAGAAATTTGGAAAGCCTTTTATCTCTGGTCGTATCTATCGTGAATTTTTAGCATTAAAAGAACGCGGTGTAGATTTTAACTCACCAACACCAGATGACTTAGATGAAATTGTTCAGTTGCTTTGTGAATCCTACCATAATCAATTCACAATTGATGATTTCTATAATGGCTTAGAAGTCAATGTAGATTCAGAAAACAACTTCTTTATTAAAATAGCTGAATTCATCATGCTTGCTCAAGGTTTACGTCCTGTAAATCCATATGAAAAAGAAGCGGATTTAGAAGAAAAAGAGGTGACCGAGCCTCCTACACCCTCAGGAGCTGTACCAGAACTTTAAAAATATGTACAAAGAATTAATGAAACAAGGTTATAAATTGCATGAATTAGATGCGATGGATATTCATTTTTTCTTTGAATTAATGATGGACAAGAATGAGAGTTCGGTACCTCAACCTAAAAACATGTTCATTGACCAAATCTGGTAACTGGAGGTGAGAACATGACAATGGGAGCAGGTGAAGTTGGTCGTTTAAAAGTTAATTTAGCATTAGATAGCGGTGACTTCACGAAGAACATGCAAGCAGCAAACCGAAGCTTAAAGCTATTACAAGCAGATTTTAAAGCTGCAGATGCGGGACTTGGAAATTTTGAAAATAATCTTGATCAGTTAAAAACCAAATCATCTAACCTTTCACAACAATTTCAAATTCAGCAAACACGCGTACAAGAGTTAACAAGACGCTATGAGGATTTAGCCCGTACTAAAGGGGAAAATTCCAAAGAAGCTCAAAATATGCTTATTCGCCAACGAAAAGCAGTTGAGCAGATGCGAAAAGTAGAAAAAGCATTAGTTGATGTGAATAACAAAATTGAAGATGAATCCAATCATTTAAACCTTCTCAAGAAGCGGGCTGATGAAGCTGGTCAAAAGCTTGGTGACTTAGCAAATCGAGCGAATGAAGTTGGTAATAGTTTAACGGGAACTGTTACACCAGCATTAGTTGGTATTGGCGCAGCGCTTATTAAGGTTGGAAATGATGTGGACTCTTCACAAGCTCGTATTCAGGCGCAATTAGGTGTAACAGGAAAAGAAGCAAAGCAACTAACGGAAGATGCACGTGCCGTTTGGAAAAGTGGATTCGGTGAAAGTATGGCCGATGTTACAAAAGGTCTTGTGCAAGTCAAACAAAATATTAAAGGGCTGAATGATGGCGAATTAAGAAAGGTAACAAAGGATGCATTAGTATTAGCCGATGTATTTGAAGCTGATGTCAACGAAGTAACTAGAGCTGGTGGAAACGTCATGAAAGGCTTTGGTGTTGACTCGAAGAAAGCTTTTGATTTAATGGCATATGGTGCTCAAAATGGCCTTAATTTCTCCAATGAAATGTTTGACAATCTCAGTGAATACGCACCTCTTTTTTCAACTATGGGCTTTTCAGCTGATGAATATTTTCAGTTACTTATAAACGGAAGTAAAGCTGGCGTTTATAATTTGGACTACATTAATGATGCGATGAAAGAAATGCAAATTCGTTTAAAAGATGGCTCCAAAACAACAGCTGATGCTATGGGACAGTTGTCTAGTAGCACTCAAAAAGTGTGGAAAGATTATCTAGCTGGTAAATCTACTGTAAAAGATGTCTCCAATGCCGTACTAGCAGAATTAAAGGGCATGGATGATCAAACGCTGGCCAATCAAATTGGTGTCGGTTTATATGGGACGAAATGGGAAGACCTTGAATCTGATGCCATGTATGCACTAGGTGGCATTGATGGTCAATTAAAAAACGTGAATGGATCCATGGACAAAGCCTCAAAAGCGATAGAAGATTCCTTTGGAACACGTGCAAAAGCAGCCTGGCGTGATGCTCAAGAAGCATTAGAGCCGTTAGGTTTGGCTTTGCTTGATATCGCAGAACGTCATTTGCCTAAAATTGAAAAGACGATTGATTCTGTCACATCTAAATTCGAAAATATGTCACCTGCAGCTCAAGACACCACATTAGCAATTGGTGGCATGCTTTTAGTAGGTGGCCCACTCATTAAATTCATGAGCACACTTGGAACGGGTGTAAGCAAAGTCTTGCCTCTTATTACTCGATTTGGTGGAGGTGCAGCCATTGCTGGTGGTGCTATGACAAGCGCTGCAGGTAGTGCTGGTTTACTTACGACTGCAGCAACTATTTTGACCGGTCCGATTGGAATTGCTATTGCTTCGGTAACTGCATTAGGCGTGGCAGCTTATCAGCTTGATAAAGAAATGGATAAACCCGTCATTAAGTCACAAATATTCGGTGAAGAAGTATCTAAAGGGACGCAAAAGGCTGTAGGAGCTTACTTGAAAATGGATGAAGATGCTTCGATGGCTCTTACAAATATGTTTGCGACTCAACAGGTTATTACGGATGAAAACTTAAATAGTTTAGTCAGTAAGTATGACAAGATGGGAAATAGTATTTTAGCTTCAATGGACAAAAATCATGCTCAACAGTTTCAAAAAACACAAGATTTATTTACCAAAACGTCAGCTTTAACAGCGGAAGAAGAAGCAAATGTACTAAAAAAAATGAATGATAATCATGCGAATAAGCAATTAAAAGTGCAAGAATATGAAGCAAAAATCCAAGAAATTATGAATACAGCCAAAGAACAAAAACGTGCATTAACTGAATCTGAAAAGATTACAATTAACGGGATTCAAGAACAAATGCGTACAATGGCTGTTCAAACAATGAGTAAAAGTGCGGAAGAACAAAAATTTATTCTTACAAACCTTAAGGAACAATCAAGCATTATCACAGCAGAACAAGCGGCAAAAGTTGTGCAAAATTCCATCAAACAACGTGATAAATCAGTAGCAGAAGCAGAAAAACAGTATAAAGATACGGTTATGCAAATTACGTATATGCGTGATGTGACCGGCGAGCTAACGACTGAGCAAGCCAATCGTTTAATAAAAGAAGCTGAAAGGTCTCGTGATAACGCAGTCAGCACAGCAGAAGATATGCATGAAAAAGTTGTGAAAGAAGCGCAAGGACAAGCCGAAGAGCATGTTGACAAAATTAATTGGGAAACAGGTGAAGTTAATTCTGGTTGGGATATGATGTGGAATAAAGTTGATAGTATTTGGACGAGCATTAAAGGCATCTTTGGTATTAAAGAAGAAAAGAAAAAGTCTAAATCAAAATCATCTAGTGCGCCACGTGTTCAAAAAGGTGTTGTACGAGGTGCTTATGCAAAAGGGACATCTGCTAGTGGTCATCCAGCCGATGGGTGGGCTATTACTTCTGAAAAAGGACGAGAGCTTATTCATGAGCCAGGAGTCGGTACGTACTTATCAGGGTCTAGTGGTCCCGAACTTAGATATTTACGTAAAGGAACTAGCGTCTTACCAAACCATCATACTGAAAAACTATTAAAAAGCTATGGTTTTCCAGGTTATGAAAACGGTGTAGGTGATTATTTTGACGCCATAATGAAAGGTCCGAGTGCACTTTGGGATGCCGTTACTTCCAAAGTATCCGATTTTAAGGATAGTTTAATTCCTTCTTGGTTTCGAAAAGCATCCGGCAGCCCAACAAAAGCTATTAAAAATATGGCATTAGATAAGATTCAAAGCCTTATTGATAACTTTAGCTTTGGTGGTTTCGGATTAGGACAAGAGTATGCTGGTCAAGGTGCAGCGATGGCTCGTTCAGCTATCACTCAAGCATTAAAGATATTGAATAAGCCGATGTCCTTATTAGGTCCATTAATGACAATTGCTAAAAAAGAATCTGGTTTCAATCCAAATGCTATTAACAATTGGGATATTAACGCAAAACGTGGAGATCCATCGGTTGGTTTATTCCAGATAATCGGTTCAACATTCCGCAGATGGATGTACCCTGGACATGGGAATCGACGTAATCCTCTTGATTCAGCTTTAGCAGCTATTCGCTACATGGACGGGCGTTATGGTGGCGTTATGGGACATCCAGGAATTAAATCCATGTCTCGTGGCGGTGGCTATAAACCTTACTTTAAAGGCGGCGAAGCAACCTATCCTCAAGTAGCTACATTAGCTGAAAATGGTTATCCAGAGTTTATCTTAACAACTGAACCAGCTTATCGAAACCGCAACCAAGCTCTATGGACAAAAGCAGGAAAAGCATTAGGTATGTTTAGCAATACTCAATCCTCGCCAACGCTCTTTGGAGAAAGTACAACACCATCCACTATTCAAATGACTTCTTCTAGCAATAAAGAAGAAATTGGGTTGTTAAAAGAGCAGCTCAACTTAATGCGTGAATTGGTTAATAAAGAGTTCATTGCATCCGTGGTGATGGACGGTCGTGAGGTTGCAAGAGGCACCTATAAACTTGTAACGGAATTTCAACAAAACGATGAAGCATTTAGACGACTATTTAGAGGGAGGTGATAATGTTGGGAATGCTATTTAATAACGAACGAAGATCATATCTACAAATTACACAAGGTAGAAAAAGACCAGCTTGGGCTCCAGTGAAGCGAAATCTTTTATACGTTCCCAACAGACCTGGTGCTTATGTACGTAATACAGATGTAGAGCCTCGTTCATTAACGGTACCTGTTTATATTGAAGCTAAAAACATATCTGATTTACAGAAAATAAAAGAGGACATGGCTGCATGGTTAGTAACCAATGAAGCATGTCCTCTTTTATTTGATGATGAACCTGACCGAATTTACTATGCAATTATCGACCAGTCAATTGATTTAGAAGAAATTGTAGATAACGGACAAGGGCAGTTAACATTTATTTGTCCAGATCCCTATAAGTACACAACATTCTCGAAATATCAACACTCTATCGTGTCAGAAGGTGCCTCTTTGTTAACTATCGCAAACAAGGGGACGGAAATTACGTCACCTATTTTTGAGATACAAGTAGATGATAATTATACACATATTGATATTTCGAATGGTGATCAAGTAAATCGAATTGGCAAAGTTGTAAATATAGAGGATTATGCTGTTCAACGAGAAGAGATTGTTTTAAACGATAAATTAACAACTACAACAGGTTGGGCCAAAACGGAAGGTTCAGTCAATATTGATGGGCGAGCAACAGGTGATATGAAGTCAGATGGTTATCGTTTTATTGCTGAAAACTTCGGTACCATGGCAGAAGGGTGGCATGGTCCTTTTTATAAAAAGTCAATTGGCCAAACGTTAACTGATTTTCGACTCGAAGCAATTCTTGAACTTTTAAACACTGGCGAGGACAAGTTTGGAAAGGTAGAAGTGTATCTATTAGATGCTAATAATTTACCTGTTTGTGCTGTCACGATAAAAGATGTCGATTCTGCAGGTAAACGAATTTATGCCAATATCCGTTTGGGTGGTGGCGATGTTGGATTTAAAGACATTATCAGCACACATGGTGAGAAAGAAAGCACCTTCTGGAATTTCTTTGGCATGCTTCGTATTGAAAAAGTAGGAGAGCGATGGACTGGCTATGTAGCTAAGATTGATAAAGAAACTGGCCAACATACAGCTCGTGCTTTTGAATTATTTAATGATCGTGACAAGCAATTTCTAAGGAAGCCTACACAGGTTGGTATCTATCTTGCTCAATATGGCAGTCGTAAGGTCGCTTCTTTACGAGCAGAAGATGTTAGAGTATATAAAATGAATCCATTAACTGAAAATCAGATTCCGTATATTGTACAAGCTGGAGATGTTGTGACGTTAGATCATCAAAAAGAAAATATTTTAATTAACGGAGAAGAGCGTACCGACTTAAAAGCATTTGGAGCTGAGTTTTTCCATCTGGAGCGAGGAGACAATGTAATTGTAGGGTATCCACCTTTACCAATTAAAGCAATCTGGAGGGAGCGATTTAAATGAAAATGGTTCATATTCTACATCATCAATCGGATGAAATCGTGGCATTTTCAAATCAACACTTCCAGAGAGCGGTTCATTTACGTAATTCATCCTTAGAAGAAACATTCGATTTTACGTACCCAACAACAGAAAAGCTGGCACCTTTTTTAACAAAACGGAATCGAATTGTGATTCCAGATGAAGATGGACAGTTTCGAGAATTTATCATTAGCTATGTTGAAAAGTTCAATGACGATTTTGAGGTCAAAGCGGGTGCGTCTTATTTAGATTTACAAAAAGCGAAAGCTATTACTCCAATTACGTTAACTGGTCAAACACCGGCTACTGCAGCTTCATTTGTTCTGCAAAATACAGGTTGGTCGCCAGGGAAAGTAGATTATACAGGTGTACGTAAAATTACGTTTGATAAACGGATTAAACCCTATGATGCATTAAAACAATTAGCTTCTGATTTTGGTCTTGAGCTAGTGTTCCGGGTTGAAATTGACGGAAATCGGATTGTTCGACGTGTTGTCGATTTAGTGGAGAAAGTTGGGACATTCCGAGGAAAAGAAATTACGTATCGAAAAGATTTACTTGGTTTTCGTAAGAAAGAAAAATCAGATGACTTTGTAACAGCGCTTATTTGTTTAGGGCCAGAAAAAGAAGATGGAACGCGTCTTACGACCATTGTAGAAGATAAAGATGCCAAAGAACGCTGGGGGCGTAACGGTCAACATTTGTGGGATGACTATGAACCTCAATCAACAGATCAGGATATGACATTAGAGCGCCTCACTTCACTTGGACAAACAGCACTTCAAAAAAGAATTAATAGTCAAATTGAATACGAGATTACACAAGCTGTACTGGAGACAATTAAAGGGTATGAGCATGAAAAGGTGCGTTATGGTGATACTGTTCGCATTAAAGACCTTCATTACAAGCCAGCTCTTTATATGGAAGCTAGAGTTATATCCGTTGAGAGAGATTTAGTAGATCCGTCAAATACCGTTTATATACTAGGTGAATTCATCGAATACACTCAGCGTGACGTATTAGCTGAATTTGATGATTTTAAGAAGAACATGCGTATACGTATTATTAAACAACCAACGCCTCCACAGGGGGCTTATAACGTTCTCTGGGTGGATACATCACGACCTGTTCATGTGTTGCATACATGGGATGGGGTTCAATGGCGCAAAGTCACACCCACAGAAGCGAGTGAAGTAGGAGCTGTCACCCCTGAGGAATCACAGGAACAGGCAAATAAAGGACGTGACGAAGCCAAAGAGTACACAGATGATAAAGTGGTTGAAATTGGAGAAACCATTGAACAGGTTCAACAAGATGTATTTAACCGAGAACGTGTGATTAAAAGGCAACCGACTGAACCTGTCAATCCTCTATACGGAGACTTATGGGTGGATACAAGTGATCCATTACAACCAATGTACATGTGGAATGGCACAGAATGGCGTGCACTTGGTCCAACAAATGCAGATGAAATGGGTGCTGTCCTAAAAGAAGAATACGAGCAAAAGGTTCAAGAAATCATTGCGGATCTAGCCAATAAGGTACCAAATGAAAATTACTCTTCAACAGTCCAAGAGATTATGAGTTCACTAGATGGAAAAGCTGGTTTAGAGTATGTGAACGGTCAACTTTCTTCAAAAGTAAATACAGGAACCGTTTATACCAAAACAGAAGTTGACAACGCATTGAATAGCCGTGTATTAAAGACCACTTATGAAACAGACAAAACGGGTATTGTGCAGCGTTTAGACAGTAGTGAAAACCGGTTAACAGTTAATGAAAAAGAGATTGGGTTACGTGCAAAGCAACAGGCTTTAGATACTGTGTCCCAACGTGTAACGTCAGCTGAACAAGCTATCGTGTTGCAGGATGGAAAAATTGAGCTCATGGTAGAAAAAGAAACATTTAACAACCTAAAAGGAACAGTTGAGAGCTATGGTACACGTATTACACAGGCAGAAAGCAATATCAACCTAAAAGCAGAAAAGACAGCTTTAACTACAACCAATCAGAACGTTTCAAACGCTTTGCAGTCCATTACAAACCTTCAGACGGAAATCGACTTAGCACATGAACAAATTGCGTTACGAGCGAAACAAACCGACTTTAACACATTGTCAAATCAAGTTTCTAGTCATCAAGCGCAATTAACCGTACAAGCCAATGAAATTGCTTCAAGAGTGACGCAGAATCAGTTTAATGCTCTTTCTGTTGGTGGAAGAAACTATATATTGAAGACGGCAAACCGGATTTCTTCTTGTACGAGTCCGTCGTCCCTACAAAGTGACAGGTACGATGTTTCCAATGATTTAGTACAAGAATTAAAGGCAGGAGCTACCTTCACATTGTCTTATGAAATCTCTGCATCTTCTTTTCAAAACGGAACAACGAACCCGTTTATCGGTTTTGAGATGCGGTGTGTTAATCAACATGAATCGGTCATGTATATTGGTTATAACGGTAGCAAAGAAGTCAAAAATGGAACGTCAGAGTGGAAACGAATCGCAAGAACGTTCGTTCTTCCGAAAGATGTCTCTCGTATTGATTATGCACGTGTACATTTTCGTGACTTCACAGGAACGGTATGGATTAGAAAGCTTCAACTCGAAAAAGGTAGTATGAAAGACTGGAGAGAAGCACCAGAAGACCTAAACGAAAAGATGAATGGGTTAGATGGACGTATCTCAAAGGCAGAAACAACTATCCACCAAACAGCGACGGAGCTAAAGAGTCTGGCAAAAAAGAGTGAGTTGGATACGGTAAGCGGTCGCCTTGATGCAGCAGAGAGTACCATTAGCCAACAAGCTGAATCTATCTCTCAACGTGTAACATCATCTAAATTCACACAAGAGATTGCTAATACAAAAGCTTATGTTGACAGCAGTGCTCAAGCAATAGCGAATACAGCAGAGTCTAATGTCAAGAGCTATACAGATGAAAAAATCAGCACGGTAACTACTAGACTGACAAGTGCAGAGAGCCTTATTGCGCAGCAAGCAACGGAGATTAAGCAACGTGTGACGCGAACCGATGTCACCAATTTACTCTTGGATGATAAAACAGTAAAAGATACGCGAAACACAAATGAAAATCCTAGCTTTTATTGGAATCATTATAAGAGACAAAGAGTTGAAGAGTTTAAATTTAGAAAAGTGATTGGAGCTCCAGGAAGTACAACCTATGGAACTTTACTTACAGTTGTACCGTGGAATGATTCAAGTGGTGGACCTATTACTCAATCCTTTAGAAGTAACGACGGTATTTTCAAAAGAAAAAGTATTTCAACTACTTCATGGAGTACTTGGATAGAGATTGAAGATACAGATGGATCACAAGCTAAGATTAATGCATTAACGGCCAATGAAATTCGTCCATTGAAAACAAGAGTTTCAACAGCAGAATCAACCATCACACAGCAGGCAACTCAAATTACACAGATGGTTTCACAAACAGACTTTAACGGACAAACAATCATTTCGCTTATCAATCAAACGGCTTCAAAGATTAAAATCCAAGCGGCATACATTGACCTAAAAGGTGCGGTTACGGTTATTAGTGATATCACAGGAGACTTAGGAGTTATTCATACGGGAATTCTTAATTCCGTGGAGATTAATAGTTCAGTTATCCGTGGAGGTCACTTCGAAGGAACAACAAGGGCGGATTCAATGAATATAGGCCCATATGGTGCGCGTATTGACACAGCTCTAATGGGTATAGAGCAAATCAAAGCAGTTCGTTTAAATGTGAATAGTAACCATTATTTGGCTCTAAATGAACATGCACAATTCACGTTTGTCATGAATAATGACTTCAATACATGGATTCGTCCTGCTGAAGATGATCATGTCATTATGAAGCTTGGACGACCGATCATTAAAGGACTACGAACTAGTGATGTGATTGGGATTCGTAATTCAGCAGATAATGGATACGCGGATCTTTGGACGAAGGGTTTGTTGTGTTATGGGGATATTAAAGCCAGCCCTAGTTTAAATGTTAGTTCGTGGAATGGGTATGCAGCATTAAGTGCCGCAATCGAAAATAAAACTGCTAACGAAACGGTGTATTTGCGCCCAAGTGGAACGGGGTCTGTAAAAGTTGTGAAAAATACAGGTTGGTCCGAATATAGACCGATTATGGCCTCTGATTTTTCAACAAACTCAACGGTCATAAGTAAAACCAACATCAAAGAATTCATCGAAAATGCCAGTGACTATTTAGATATCGTTAAAATTTTCGAGTATAATCTCATTAGTGATGTTCATGCCGGGATTTATGACCGAAAAAAGATTGGAATGTTATTAGAAGGTGTTCCTGGTGTCATGAAGTTAGAACAAGGAGTTAACTTATATACCGTTATTTCTCTTGTCTGGAAACAAAACCAGGAGCAAAAACAACAAATTGAGGCATTGCAACAAGATAAACAAGATATCTATACGATTCTTGGTGTCATGAGTGATGAAATAGAAGAATTGAAAAAAGCTGTATCTGCGGTATAGGGAGTCCTTTTTATAGGCTCTTTTTTATACGACTAAAAAAGGTGGAGTTTAATAATGGAACAGAACCAATCGCAAACAAATCAAACGCAAGCTGTACAAGTTCATTCAGGGCTAATTATTCAGCAGTATCAAGAAGAGCAGTTTCGTTTGAATACGGAACTAATGAAGTACAAAGCCTATTCTCGTCAGTTAGAAGAAACCGTTATTCAACTAGATCAAGAAAGAAAAGCTTCAGAAGAACGCCACCAGAATCAAGTAAAAGAAACAAACAAGTTCAAAAACCAGTTAAAAAAGCAACAAACAAATAATCATAACCATATAAAGCAATATGGTCAACAAAAGCGCTAAGTGAAATACGTCTATACCTATGCTGATGACGGTAAATTGCATAAGACTGACTAAAGGTGGTATTCGATAATGGAAGTACAAGTGAAGGTGATTAATGGGTTGTATTTTGAAACGATTATTGAGGATTATGATGCACAGAATTTAGCTGAAACCTTAAACAATACAGACTATGCAATGGTCATGATTGGTGATGTGATTGCACAACGTTATTCAGTCATTCGTGTGATGTCAAAAGTGGAAAATCAGGACGCGAATGTGGAAATCATCTTAAATGATAATACGGTCATTAAAGTATATGTAGAAAATTATCAACCTTTAGCGATTCTGCAACGTATCAATAGCACTGGAGGTGGAATGGTAGCTATTGGTGAAGCTGTGTTGCAAGCTTCTCAAATTTTACGAGTGATACGACTTCAACAAGAAAGGCTCACTTAATAGACCTTGAATCGAAAACAAAAACCTCCTCTTTCTATTACAAGAAGAGAAGGTTTCAGCTCGTATTAATCTAATCAAGGAGACATGCTTGATCAATTCATATCATATCACTCTAACTAAAATGAGATGATTCAAAAATGAAAAAAAAAGGTTTTTATTTGACATAAACAAGAGATGTATCTGTTTATATGAGTGAATCACCAGACAAAAACTTTACAGACTTTCCGAACGGGAAAGCCCAATGCGATAGCATCCCTTTTAGTGACGGAAGTTTCAATTGAGGAACAGACTACCAATCAGCATGATAATTATATAGTAAGCGAGAGACACAACATTTGTGTCTTTTATGTCGAATAGAAAAAATCCCTCTTTTCATAATGAAAAGAGGGATTTTTTCTGGAAATGAAAATAGTCTGCGAGTCTATTTATTACCCACTTATATATTAGCATTCATAGAAAATGGAGGTGATTCAAAATTGAATATAACTGACTTTTATTTGACATAAAGGTGATAAGAAGTAATTAAGAAATAGTAGCTTACTAGATACAAGTAAAAAAGGGGGTATCGCCTCTCTTCATTTTTATAAAAGAGTGGTCAAATGTGTAAAGTGGTAATACCTTGAATTAATGCCTTGGGAAGAGTTGAATAAAAATAAAAAGATCCTCTTTCTATAATAGAAAGAGGATGTAGGGCAAGTAAATAATCCATAAATCTTCAATGAAGGTCTATATAAATTTACTAGAGGCAATTAGTATTCTATCATTTAGGATGAAGTGTGGTAATTCAAAAATGAAAACAGAAAGTTTTTATTTGAAATAAAAGTGATAGGGGTGTACGAAATAATCAAGAAACAATAGCTTACTAGATATAAGTAAAAAAGGGGGTATCGCCTCTCTTCATTCTTATAAAAGAGTGGTCAAGTGTGTAAAGTGGTAACACCTCGAATTAATGCCTTGGGAAGAGTTGAATAGAAATGGAAACCCCCTCTTTCCATTACAAAAAGAGGGGGTTTCAACGTGTATGAGTTTAATCAAGGAGACATGCTTGATCAATTCATATCATATCACTCTGACTAAAACGAGATGAACCAAAAATGAAAACAGAAGGTTTTTATTTGATATAAACAAGAGATGTATCTGTTTATATGATTGAATCACGAGACAAAAACTTTACAAATTTTTCGAATGGGAAAGTCCACTACGATACGATAGCACTTCTTTAGGGATGGAAGTCTTAATTGAGGAACGGACTAACGATTAGCATGATAGGATAATATATAGGAAGCGAGAGGCACAACATTTGTGTCTTTTATATCGAATAGAAAGAACCCCTCTTTTTATTGTGAAAAGAGGGGTTCTTTCTGGAAACGAAAATAGTAGGGTGAGTCCATTTATTACCCACTTATATATTAGCATTCATAGAAAATGGAGGTGATTCAAAATTGAATATAACTGACTTTTATTTGACATAAAGGTGATAGGAAGCAAGAAACAACAACTTTATATGTAAGAAAGGATGAAGAATGTGGAAACAATAATAAAATGGGTGATAACGGCGATAGGAGCTGTTGTCACTTTTTTATTTGGGGCATGGTCACTAGCTCTGAATATTTTACTTGTGCTGGTGATTCTTGATTATGGAACAGGTGTGGTAGCTGGTGTGATAAATGGTGAGCTAAAAAGCCGTATTGGGCTAGTTGGTATTACACGTAAAGTATTTATTTTTGTGATGGTTGCTGTAAGTCACATGGTGGATTTACTACTGATTGAAAATCAAATTGAAGTGGGATTTGCGGTAATGAGTACGGTCATTATGGCATATTGCGTCAATGAAATTCTATCCATTATTGAGAATGTAGGAAAAACCGGTGATTATATTCCAGAACCTTTAACTAAAGCTATTGCTATCCTACAAAATAAACCTGAAGAAGAGAAAATATCAACAGGAACACCTGTTTCAAAAGATGAAAATCAGTAAGTCACTGTTTCGGCAGTGGCTTTTTTAGATAAAACAAAAACAAGGAGGAAAAGAAGAATGAGTTATAAGTTTCAGCAGTTACCACAGTTAGTGGATAAACGAGGACAATTGCCTAGTAAAGGTTCATACAATAAGCGAGTAAATGGTGTTAAGTCGATTACAACACGTGTCTGGCACCACTCACTAACAAAGTTATCTACAGGTGGTTCAAATATTGTTTCATTTGCCAATTTCCATGTGAATACAAATAAATGGCCAGAAGTAGCGTACCACTTTATCATTGATCCAAATACAATCTTTCATGGTAAGGCTACGATTTATTATTGTGTAGATATTTCCAAACGAAGCTATCATGCAGGCAACAGTAACACAATTGGACTTGGTATATGTGTCATTGGTGACTATCGTACAGATAAATTAAGCAAAGAAGCTATAGCATCGATGCTTGATTTACGTAATGCACTAATTAAAGATGGTATCGGTAAATATGATAAATCTCACAATGAAATGCCAGGTTACAGTTGGAAAGCGTGCTGTGTGTATGATTACAACAAAGCATTCAAAGACATCTTAGAATCAATTGCAGCTGGAGCAAATCAAAAGTCTTCGTTGCCACCGGACTTATATACCATTCAAGAAGGGGATACATTCTGGAGCATCGCTCAAAAAGATGGCCCGGCAGGAATTACAGTCAATGATCTAATCGCAGCTAACCCTGGTGTAGAACCAACCAAATTAAAGGTAGGTCAAACCATTAAATTAGGAAAAGCACAGCATGTCTATACACGCAAGCCAGAAGTGCCCAAGAAGCCACAAACAGCTTATCGATATCCATTACCTTCAGGTGTGATGAAAAAGGGTGCACAAGGTGAATATGTGCGTCAATTACAAAATGCTTTAGCTGCGGCTCATTTTTATCCCAACAAAAAGGCGAAAAACAATGGTGTAGATGGTATCTTTGGTAGGGACACAGAAAACGCCGTTAGACGTTTCCAATCTGTTTATGTTCCAGGTCAAGTAGATGGTGTGTATGGTCCTAATACGAAAAGTAAACTACAAGCTGTTTTGAAATCGAAAGGGTACTAAACAAAAAGAACTAGAGCCAAGTTGCTTAACTCTAGTTTCAAGAATAAAGTCTTATATTATATGACAGCCGCGTAAGTTTTGGCTGTCATATAATAGACACATACGAGGAATGGAATTTGTGTAAGAAAAGAGGAAGAGAGCATTTAATGAAAAATATTGAATTTTTTGGAGAAGAAAAGACATAATATAAATTTATGTACATCTAATCCTATCCATATAGATGACATGCACTTTTTGTATTTAATAGAGCATGAAATTCGTACAAATAATTTCTATCATTCCAGTCATCGGTGGTTGAGAGTAATACAAAACAAATTCTCCCGTAACCAATGAAAAAATCTCTCAATTGATAGGGGATATGTATGTTTCATACCAAGTAATTATATTCATTACATCTATTTCTTGTTTTCTTTGTTTTTCATAGATATATTCCAAAACATCTTCGAACTTACTAGGGGAAAATGACATACTTGTCATATCATCATCAAACTTATGATTAAGGAGAAATACTGTTCCTCCCGTTTCAATTGCTGTATCCACAGCACGTTTAATTTGAGAAATATCTCGATTGTAAGTTAAATTAATTGTTTTCAATTCATACGGTCTGGGTAGGTATCGTCCTTCTACTTCATCAACAACTGTCCGGGCAGCATAATACTTATTTTTTTGTAAAAAGTCGATCGTCTCTTGTGTATAGCTGCCATAAGGATAAACTAAAAATCTTGAACCCTCGCTAAACCCATTGTAATCTAACCATTTTCTTGCTGTTTCAATTTCACTAATTTGTTCCTCTAAAGTTATTTCACTCAATTTCTTATGAGTATGTGTGTGATTAATAACAGCCCAACCGTTGTCTTGAACCTCTCGAAGCTCATCAACTGTCATTTTAGTGCCTCCCAATGCATTTGTAATTACTGCAATAGTCCCTGGAAATGAATATTTTTTCATCATTTGATAAGCAACATCATATTGTGATTTCCATGCGTCATCCATTGTAAATACCAATGTGCCGTTATTGAAATTTATTCCATCAACTTGATTAAGTGTTATAGTGGAAGGTTTCTTATTCAGTGTTTCGAATCGTATTTGTATAGCTGATATCAGTGAATTCCAGTCAAAATTGTTAAAGGTAGAAAAATTAGATTTTCCTGCGCGAAACACATTTTCACCTTCTAATGAGCTATTCATTCCAAATGATGAAGCAGCATAGTTTACCATCTTGGTATCGTTAGCTAAATAAATTGTAATCTTTGACACATCTTTGGGTTTAGGAATATTTACAGATAAAGAAATACCTGTAAATTCAGATAAATCTAACTGTAAATTTGAGTTTCGTATAAACACAGGTTTGGTACCGTCTGTTGATAATGTCATTTTGCTTCGACTATCATCGCTATTGAGCTTCATTGACGTGCCTTCCTTGGATTGAATTGTCCATGATTTTTGCCAGTTCGAAACTTTTTCAAATGTATTGATACTCTCACTGTTTGTGTGCTTTAGTTCAACATTACTATCAGATAATGTATGAAACGGTTCATCACTATATAATAAAATCACTACAAGGGTAATCAATAATAAAAAAATAAAATAATAAATCTTTTTCATAAAACTCCCTCCAAGACAAAGTTTTCACTTCTTTAATCAAAACGGAAATACAGAGGAGTTGTGTTCTAATTTTTAGAAGGTGTAATTCGAAATTGAAATGATATCTGGTGGATAGAAAAAAGCCCACTCTTTCAATTTGGAAAGAGCAGGCTTAATTAGTGGGGAAAATAGTGAATAAATGATTATCTTCTTGGTCAAAATGAAGTTGTTAAGCTATATCCACATTCACGTGGAATAGTGAAATATATGATTAGCATAACACTAACAAATATTCCATATCTAAGGTAGTATCCTTTTTAAAACCCATTTAACAGTTCCCCCTTTCTTAACTAATACAATCTTATTTTTGAAGCGGAAGTAATTTTAGAGCTCAATAAAGATGTTCGTGCATTATTTTTATATAAGTCTAATTGAATTTTAGACCACAAATAATTAGAGTCTGTATCAGCAGCTATTGCTCCACGTTTCTTGAAATATCCTGCTTTCATTTTATACTGAATCATTATAGCTGCAAATGCCTCTAAATAAACGCCTATATATGGAATTGTACTTAAAAGGGTTTGAGGAATAACTTGAGCAGTTAATTTTCCGTTTTTTATAAATGTATAAGAAGTCCATTTTGACCATATCCAAGAGACAATCATTGCTCGAGGTGTTATATCTATAGAATTAACTGAACTTACTCTAACATTTTGAGTTGGTACATCAGTAATAGGATTATTAATCTCTATTTCTATCATTTGATTAACTTGTTTTTCAAGTCTCTTTTCTTTTTCCTCACTTGGAAAATTACTTTCAACAGAAATTTGACCTGTAGATTTATTCGTTATAAATGTTTGTGTACCTTCTCGTTTTTTTGCGATCACTGTACGATAATCATCCCCTTCATCGACAGTATACATTACTCCATTATACTCAAGTTGTTGAATCTGATTATTAGTATGTACGCCATTATATGAATTATTAGGTAACTCAGAGGCCTTCGCAAAATTAGCTGTAAAAGGGCTTATTATAAGCGATAAAGATAATGAAGATGCCATTAATGATCTTCTTTTCATATTATTATCCTCCAAAAAAAATATATGGAAGAATATTAAACTATTTTAGGAATTAATAAATCTCTAAATAAATAGATTCACTTCAAACTTAGAAACGCTTCATTTATTGTTTGTAAGGTAAAATAATAAGTGTTGGTTATAAAACTAGGTATCCCTATTTTTATTAGTTAATAATTGGCTTAATTATAAGTGTATAATTAATTTTGGTAGTTTATATAAATTAATCAATAATTTTTAAGCTTAAAAGATATTAATCAACAAAAAAGAACCCACTCCTTAACTGGACAGTAGACATTTTTTTATATTCCTAATTTAATCTCACCTGATTTCAAAGCATCTTCGATTTTCATAATTTCGTTAACAATAAGGTCTTTAGTAATAGGGCGTTGTACTTTTTGTAAGTCTTTGCGTAGCTGATTTAGTCGCAATTGATAAAGATTGATAATGGTTTCAACATCTTGTTCATAAGGCATTTGTACGGCTCTTGAAAAATGAATATTATAATTAAATTATTAAAATAGAGGTTGTTTGTTTGCAATAGGATTTGAATTATTTATAAAAAGGTTCTCAGGTATGCGATATAATTCGACTTATAATGAAGCTAGATAGTAATAATCATTCAGTGTTTTTGCTGTATTAGCATCTTGTGTTAATAACTAAGTATCATAAAAG